ATGTTTACAGTAAAATTAATCATTAGAGAGGATAAGAATAATTCAGTGAGAATCCGTATTACCAATCTCCGTAAGTCTGCACAATTCTCACTTGGCATCGTGGCTACGAAAGAAGACCTTGAAAATGCGTTGTCAGCGGATGCCAATACAAAACTATCGGGCGTTGCACGGACTCTCCGCGCTTACCGTGCTAAGATAGATTTGACTACCGACCAGGTGGTTGAGGATGGTAAAGAGAATGAACCAGCATCCATGCTTGCTGAGATTTTTAAAAATGCCCTGTTGGGATCCGGAGAGGCGGACATACCAAAGGATGAAAGCAAGAATCTGTTTTTGCCGTTTTTTAAACGCTGCATTGACTCTAAGACCAATGCAGGATATAAGGTTAGCCGGGAATATACTTACAAGACAATATGTGAATACTGCAAGAATGCAGATTCGCTCACATTCGAGGATGTTGACCTCAAATGGCTGAACAGTTTCGACGAATGGCTTATCGGGAAAGGTCTTAAACAAAACTCCCGGAACATCCACTTCAAGAATATCCGGACAGTTATAAACCGGGCGATTGATGAAGAGTTGACAGATAAATATCCTTTCAGACGGTTTAAAATTCGTCAAGAAGAGACACGCAAGAGACATCTCCCTATCGAGGATTTGCGCAAACTGTTCACATGTGAAGTGGAGGATTATCAGATTATTTACCGAGACATGGCTAAACTCATCTTCATGCTCTGTGGAATCAATACCGTTGATCTCTACAATCTGAAATGCGTCACATCTGACGGACGGGTGGAGTATAGGCGAGCCAAGACACACCGGCTGTATTCCATTAAGGTTGAGCCAGAGGCTATGGAGATTATTGAGAAATACCGTGGTAAGAAGAATCTCCTCAGTATCGCAGACCGATGGGGAAGCCATAAGGATTTCACCAAATGGCTTAATGAAGCATTGAAGAAAATCGGCAACGTAAAAAGGGTTGGACGGGGTGGCAAGAAAGAAATTAAACCGTTTTGGCCTGATATAAGCTCATATTGGATGCGCCATTCATGGGCAACAATAGCCTACAATGACTGCGACGTGAGTAAAGATGTGATTTCCCAGGCTCTCGGTCACAAATCAGGTGTTTCCGTCACAGAGATATATCTCGATAAAGACCAACGCAAGGTAGACGAGGCTAACCGCCGTGTCCTCGATTGGGTACTATATGGAAAGAAATAGCGAAAAGATAAATAAGAGGAGGAAAATATAAGAACGTCCTCCTCTTATTTATTATTTATGATACGTCTAAGGTTTGAACATAAGAATCCCCATATTGATAGCCAGTTTTACGGCTTCGATTCTCACTTCAAGTTTTGAGTTCATATTTTTTTGTTTTGAGTTTGTTATTTCTTACTGCAACATTGGCATAGGTATTTCCCTACGACCGGGTACATATTCTCGGCTATCTCTCCGGCAAGGTAGCACACGTCCTCGCCCGTCAGGTCATAACCCAAGCCCTTTGCGATATGCGTCGCCGCATGATGCAGCTCATGCACAAGGCTGTTGAAGAACTGCGGCTTAGATGAAGTCACGGAGATTACCAGCACACTAATGCCATCGCCGGAGAAGCACAGCCCGGTATTGCGGTTGCCCGAAGAAAGGTTCTCGTAGGCGGTTTCAAGATTCTCGCCCCGGCATCCCGCCTCCTCCAATGTCCGCATTATCTCATCAACCTCAAAATGTGTCACGGCATAGTAGGCGATTATCTGCCAATCTTCTTTGTCAAGATAAATGTCTTGGCGAATCATAGAAGTTCGTCCCAATCAATCAATGTACCTTTGGCATCACAGTCCGCGAGCCATTTGCGGAACACATTGCCCGATGGATTGTCCGCGTCATCAATAACATCGCGGATAAACAAGGCAAGGTGCTTCTCATCCTCGATACTCGACTTCCAATAGTCTGCTTTCGCGGAGTTGGCGACGTAAACGAAATTGTGCCCTTCGTTATGTTCCAATTTGATGTTGTGCTTTTGCAGAAGCTCCTCGACCGTCTCCTTTCCCATCGCGTCGATTGCCTCTTTCTTCCCGGTCGCGGGGTTGAGACGCTTCATTTTCTTTACCGCGAAATCGCAAGCCTTGCGGTTAAAATTGTAGCCATACGCCCTGAGGTAGCTCCTCATGCCCTCAGGCATCATTATATCGAATGTATCTAATGGTGTTGCCATAACAAAATTTTTGAAATTCCACTCCACTGCAACTATATGGGATTACTATGGAATTGCAATGGAGTGGAATAGGTTAATGTTTATCTACGCACATAGCGTCCAGTGCGTGAAGAACGACCGCGTCTTTCACCCATGTAGGGATCATCGTCATCTTCCCAGTCTTCCTCGTCACGATAGCCCATGCGGTTGCCATAACCGACACCATCGCGATTACCGTAACGACCGCCCCGGATTACATAGCCTCCGCGCTCGTGCATCGAGGAATCCTCGCAAAGCTCCTCGATACACTCGTAGAGCTTCTTTCCGTGCATAAGGACTTTCTTTGCGTGCTCCAGAAGCTCATCACTCTTCTGCTCTTCTATAATCATATAGCCCATAGTTTAGCTGTTGTTTGATTTACGACCACCGCTGCTCAATGCCTTGGCGAGCATGTCCTGAATGTTGCACAATGTGGTTTCCATGCCTCCTATCTTGCTTTCGAGCGCACCGATTTTCTGCTCCTGCTCCTTTTCTTTTGCGAGTTGCGGATTGAGAATACACATCATAGCTTCTCGGGAATCCACTACGCTCTGATGGTAAGGCACAGTTTCAAGCACCTGCTGGCTCACACGGCTCATCGCCTCCACCTCACGGATTATAGGTTCAGGATTGTCTGCTATCACGGTGTTTTGCTCCGGATACACACGGAATGTGTCCTTGGCTTTCAGCGCGTCGAACTTGTAGGTCTCCTCGCCTGCATGAGCCTCAACATTTACAAACGTATCCATCGGCATACCGAAATTCACAGCCGGTGTACCGTTCGCGTTTACAGGATCACTCCGCTTTGTCACGTATGCGACATGGAGCTTGGGGGCATTATCCTTGTCTCCTTTTCTCAAAATATACAGGGCACTGCCCTCGGTCATTCCGCCAAACATAAAGTATCAGTAATCGTAAATGGTTAATAAAATGGTTAAATTGTCGGTGCTGTCGGTGTAGCGGATGCCCCAGCCGCTGCCGGGACAGTAAACTCCATAAACCGCGCCACACCGGTGCGCTTGTTCAGATACAGCAGGCGTTCTGTTGTGCCTTGCACGCTCGCACCGGTCACATTGTTGCCCTGCGAGTCCACAATGTTCACCTTTCGCACTCCGGTGTTCTCCGAAGTGTTTGAGGTCGTGGTAGTGGACCGCCCGTTGTTAGGCAGCGCGAGCATCACCGGGAATGCCTCGCCCCCTGCCGGCACATCCGCGTGGATTGTCAGCAGGATAAGGCTCTCGCAAGGAAGCTCGCGGTAGTCGCAAGGGTTGATGCCGTAGACTGTCTGCGAGTTCACCGTGTCGAGCGACACACCGTTGGTCGAGAGGGCGTAGATGCCCCCAACGTCAATGCGGCGCAGACGCTGGCGTTGCTGACTGTCGAAGCCTACTGCAAAACCGATAGGCACAACCGCAGCTCTGAACGGATTCAGTGGATTGAATGGATTGAACATAACTTTCAGATTTTAAAAGTTACACAATCAGCATCCGCACTGAGCCTGAGCTGCAAACGGATTCACGTTGATGCCATAGCTCACCGGTACGTAGTTGCCTGATGCGGGGCAGTACGGCATCGGGAATGTCGGGGGCTGGTTACACTCAATCTTTGCAAGACGTGCCGAGAGGTCGGCAAGAGCCGCACCGAGAGGAGCCGTTGCCTGTCCCACAATCTGCGAAGTCATAGCCGAAGCCTTGAATGTGCTGTTCTCTTCACGGAGCGAATCAATCTTGTTTTGCATCTCACGCATGATTGCGTCACGCTGTCCGGCAAGGATAGCCTGAGTGCCATCCGTGATTGCGCCCTTGATGTCGCAGGTCTGACGCTCGGTAGCGAAGCCGAGGGCCGAGAAGCCGCGTTCCTGACCGATTGCCACATTGTTGATTACGCCGGTGAGGGCGTTTGTCTGCTGACAGATGGCGAGTTTGTTGTCGCAGCAGCACTGTGCCAGTTGGCTTGCGAGGGCGTTGTTGCCCTGGAGCATCGCGGTGATGATGCTGTTGGTGTTCTGACCCATCTGATTGCCGAGGCCGCAGATTGCCTGCGACACAGAGTTGATACCGGCAAGAATCTGGTCGCCCGAAGTGTTGACGGCCTGAGCGAGAGCGGCGATGTCAACTCCGTTGCGATTGAGGGTCTGCATAATCATCTCGCGTGCCTCCGCACTCTGACCGTTGCCATTGCCTCCGAAGATGCCGCCTCCATTGCCATTGCCGAAGATGGCGGCAATCACGATAAGGGCGATGATGTCCTGGAAACCACCGTTGTTGCCGAAAAAGCCTCCGTTGCCGTTTCCTCCGTTCATAAGTCCCATCAGATACCCGGTGTCGATGCCTCGGTTCTGGAGCAGGGCGGGAAGCATGGCCGCAAGGCTGTTGTTGGTAGCCGCGCCGCTGTCAGGGAACTGAATTACTTTTGTTTCTCCCATTTTGTGTGATAATTTTATATTGCGGAGCAACATCACTCCGTAACACAAAATTACCCATTGATATAGCCAGCCTCAATCAGGTCTTTCCTCTTGATTTCGTAATCTTTTCGTTGCCCTTTCGTAGTTGCTTCGCATTACCCTGCTCATCGCTATCCTGTCTTCGAAATCTGTCAGTATATATTGGACATATCTCGGAGTGACACCCATTAACTCTGCTATGCGTGTCGGATAATATCCCTGCTCACTGAGAATTTTAACACACATCCATCTCGCATCAACAATCTCCGCCTCGCTGCAACGTGACATGATTTTTGAAACTGCCACATCGGTTTCAGAAGTTACCACTTCCATGACGCAAGACAATACAGCTTTCGCACTCGACATATTTTTTTGCTTTATACAACGCGGAGTGAACAAAAAACAGACACCCTACGTTATGAGATTATACAATTAGTCAACTGTATAATCCTCGTAACATAGGGTGCTACTCTCCGGGTCGCTTGGCTTTGGTAGAGATAAGCGGTCCGGAGTTGCGGGGATTTTTTTATTTCCTCCTGTCTTTTTGTTTCTTTATTTCCTCCATCGCTATGCGCTGCGCCTCCTCAGGAGTGATTTTGCGAGGCTGGAATATAGATTTACCTGTTGCCGGGTCGATAGCTCTGCCAAGAACCTGCGCGACTTCCTCCTTGCTCCATATTCGCTTCTGCTCCTCGGTTAGCTTTTTAGGTTTCGGCTTAGGCTCTTGATAGTCATAGTCATAATATCCTTTGTCTATCAACATCAGCGTTAAGAAGTCCGCGCTGTCAAGATACCAATACCGGAGCCACGACCAGAACCCGTAATTACCGTAAAGGGCTTTTATCTTTTCGTTGTCGGACGATGCTTGTAACGCGCTCCCGACTTGCTGTCCTCCTCCTTTTTCGGCGAAGCGTCCTCGTCCAACATACTTTCCGCTGATGCCTTTCTCTCTTGCAGCTGTCTGACGGCTTCGCCAACCTGCATCGTAGAGAGAACGAGTGCTCGTTTTGAGCTTCCCAAGTTGGCTAAATAAAAATTTTTATTCTCGCCTACGGCTTCTTCGGAATTTAGAGTGGCTGATACTTTCTCACTGTCATTATATATGCGTCTCCACATATAGGCGAACGCGCCGGGAATAAGCCACAGCCGTTTCCCGAGCACTTTATGTGCCGCTTTCTTTGCGTATGCTTTGCGGATTTTGGTGTTGAGGTGCTTCGCCTTTCGTCGGTTCAGACCGTCCTCCTTCAACTCGTTCTGCCAGTAGCGGATGTCGAAGTCAAGGTTAAGCATCTTTAAGTTCTGACGTTGCGAGGTTGGGCGAATATGCCACACCTTGCCGTCAATCACTATATTCTCTCCAGCTCCGCGTTGCAAGGCATTAGCATCGACAAGTAATCCAAGCATCGCCTGCTCGTCAAGCGTCAGTTCTGGTTGTTTCTCTGTTTCTTCTGCCATAGTTGTGGATTAAAAGGGTAACGGTCAAGCCAAGCAAGACCGTTACCCTTTGTTAATGATTTACTTCTTAAGGTTCGGTTGCAGCTTCAGCCGCGAGAGGGTCTGCCGCAAGTGGGATAAACATCAGCGTTGACAGATTGTCGGTCTTGATGCTCTCGCCCTGAGCCTTGATGGTGTACTGCCAAAGGTCATCATCGTCAGTTCCGGGGGAGAAGTTGACCGCGCCTTTCGGGAACAGAGCAAGCTCGTTGTGAGCGAGGTTGAGCACGCCTACAGGACAGCGCACGTCCATATCCTCGGGGTTGAGGCCGATGATAGGCTTGCCTGACGCAAGTTTGAAACCGTCGCCCAGCACATCAGCTGTATGCTCTCGGCCACCGGCAAGCATTGCGGTCTCTTTGGAGTGAGGCACGCGACAACTCCATGCAAATGTGCCGGGAGTGTCTTTCGAGCGGATTACGCCACCCTCCGTGTTTTTCAACACCTCGATTTCAGCCTCGTCACCATCCCATGAAGGCGAACCTTCCGTAATGGGACCGCAGTCATAGCCCTGCGCCATTATCTCTGCAAGAGCTGTTTCTGAGTTAAGGTTTGCAAGATCGTAGTCCTTGAAAAGGATTACACGTGCATAGCCGTCAAACATTCGGGTCTGCACATCAATTCTTTCTACTTTTGCCATTATTATTTATCAGATTATTGTTTATAATTCTTATTGGCTGCTTATGCCATACTCCCATCTCATATTGTATGTCACGGAAGCATAGCCTGTCGAGTAGTCGCGCTGTGGCGGCGTTATGGGCTGTGGAGATAAGCGGAAGAAATATCCCTGCGAATGCTTGCGGTGTATCAGTGGCTCAATCTGTTGCAGGATAAGGCGCATACGGCTTTTCTTGACCTTTGTGTCGGGCTGTAGTTTGCAGCGCAGATATAGGGCAATATTGCCTTTCATCGCTGTATTGTCCTGCGTCACATTCTGTGGATTGCCGTTATAAAGTATCTCGATATACTCGTCATCGGAATCCTTGTTGCCATGCTCCCCATCGGCAAACACTTTCAGCGTCACCATCTCGCCACTCGCGCTCTTGGCTTGTACCTTGCCGTCAAGCAATGCCGCCAATGCAACGTCCGGTGTCAGTTCTGCGAGGGTCATAGCGTTGTGCCTGTTGAGGTTGATACACTTTCCGCAATCGGGCGAAGTCCGGCAAGAATCTCGTTCACCGCATCCTCGTATGTTTTCTTGAAGAAGCCCTGCCCGCGTCCTTTCGGAGAGCCGAACTCGTTGATATGAAAGGCGTAAGGCACGGTTGACATCACCACAAACCATACTCCTTTGGAGAATGTACTTGCGGCATCCGCAACTGTGCGTCGCAGGAACTCCGAGCCGTCAATACCGTAATGGTTTACACCTCCCAAACCGCTGTTTCCTTTCTTGGAGGCGTGTTTTGCGGTCGGACGGAAGTAGACCACTGCGCCATCGGCATAGACCGCACATCCGGTCGCATCATGGAGGTTTCCGAGATATTCGGGTATGTAGCCCGAATCTATCGCGGTAGCCACCGTATCTGCGGCTCGTTTGAGCACGGCAATCAAATCGGGCTGAATCACGCGCTTGGCGTGAACCGTCAAGCCTTTCATCAGCACCGATTTGTTGTAGCCCGTGTAGCCTCTTACGCTTCTTGCCATCGCTATTTCTCCGTTGATTGCTTAATCTCTATCTCCGTCACCCAATCGCCCGTGAGGTCGAGTCCGAGGTCGTTGGTGAGTTTGACAATTCCCTCGCGCTTGCGTCCGAGCTGCGTTGTCACGCTGATTTTGTCGTTCTCCTCAACCATCACCGCCTTTGGCAGATACACCACATCGTTGTGCGAGATTATCGAGAGGCTTGTCTGCCCTCCCGGCTGAAAGTCACACACGCCGTTGTATATTTCCTCAGTCAGTGGATTGTCCCACTCGTCATACTCGCCCGTGGAGCGGGTAATCCAGCAATGGTCGCGGTAACTCAAATCGCTCATAACATCCTGCGTCTTGGGATTCGCTTAACTCTATCGCTCGCATCAAACATCCCTCCGCTATCGCTCACATCCTCGTCCAATTCCGCTCCAAGCTGACCGCGCAACTTGTCGCCAAGCGCACGGAAAGCCTCGCGGTCTTTGGTTGTCAGAGGATAGCCGCCGATGGAGATTTGACGGTTGCCACGCTTCTCACTCTTGGTGCCGCCGGTGATTGCCGCCGACATGGCGTAGTACAACGTAGAGAGGGCGTAACGGAGACCGTTCATGTACTCAGGATCGTTGATATAATCCTCTATCTCGTCGCTCAATGCTACCGCATGGAACGGTTCGGGTCGCGCTTCAAGCGGCGATATCGCCGCCACTTCAAGCGTGTTGGATTCTATCTGATTGCCGAGTCCGTGAAAGTGCCCCCTAAGCCAATTCTCTACCGTCATACTCCGTCAGTGTTTAAGCGGTTTTCCTCTCTGATGCGGCTGAAGCTCCTGCGGCGATTTCCTCCATCTCGATGTAGTGGAGGTCGCTTGGGGAAGTAGGAACAGCGAGGAACGATACCTCGGAAATCCATTCCTGTGTCTTGCGGCGACCGTCGTAGAAGTACTCGATAATGCCCCAGCCGTTCATGAAGTTGGCATAAACATACTCCTTGTCGGGTCGTATCACCTGTACAGGCTGAATGATGCCGATGTTGCCGGTGGGACGGATAAGCACCACGCCCTCCTCAAACACAGTGAGTTTCTTCTGCTTGTATTTCTTGGTCTTGCCGTCGAGTTTGTCCACGCCGACGATTGCGGTGTGGAGTTTAACCTCGTCTGCGCCCACTGCCGATTTGAACCATGCCACTGCTGCCGCATCGCTCCATTCGAGAAGTTGGTTACGGCCAAGCTCCTGCGCCTTGGCCGAAGATGCGGTTGCTTTGCTTAGTCCGGCAACAAGGATTGCAAGTTCCTTGTTGGGATTGCCAATCATCTCAAGCACCGCAGGATGTTCGAGCATACGGAAGAAAGTGCGGTAGTTCATCTCGACACGCACGTTGGAGAATCCGTTGTACTGGTCGATGCGAAGTTCGCGTATTTTCTTCTTGATGGTCATTATGGGGTTGACCGAGGGGACATACTCGATAGAGCCGTCGGCTTTGACGGTGTACCACTTCTCTTTCTGAATGTTGTCTTCGGGAACTCTTGCCTCAAAGTCCACGCCAACGATGCCGTCGGGGTTATTCTCTCGGGTGATATGCAGACCTCGGCGTGAGAGCATCTGGCCGCACTGATAGTTCAGCGACGCCACAGTGCTTTCGGGGAACGCGCGGAGGTCTTCAGTTGTCGATTTGATAAGGTAGTCACGGAGCGATTGACGTGCGCCCTTACCCTCCATCACTGCTGAAAGCACCTCGTCTCGAGCCGTAAGAAGACGTTCCTTATAGTCATCCTTACCGAGTTTTACGGTATATCGGATGGTCGGAATGTTCTGTGTCCACTTGGTCAGCTCTGCCTCACGACCACGGGCTATAGGCTCGGAGTCGTTGTCTACATAAGTCGCCATGCCACGGAGGTATTTCTTCGCTTCGGCAAACTCCACCTCGGAGTTGAGTTTGATTGAAGCGTTGACGAAGCCGTCGGTTTCGAGGTCGGTTGTCTCGAAGCCTTTCAGTGCGGTGTCGTAAAACGTCTGGAGGGTGGACGACGAATTAAGGTCGAGTGTCGAGGCTATGTCAATGCCTGCTACAAATTCTTCGATATTCATCTGTTAGTCCTTTATTTGAGAGTAAAACTTGATGCGTCCTTTCAGCTCCGCTTTCTGCGCCTCGCTGATTTCCGCACTGATACGGTCAATAAGTAGCTCGCCTCCGTCCACGATTGTGAGCGTGCAGCACTGTGTTCCCATCACGGTGTCATGCCGGAGTAGTCCGCTGTAAGGAAGCGACATATCCGCTTCCGCTCCAACGGTGGCAGCTCCACCGATTTCGGTTGTCGACACGGGAGTGCCGAGCGGGATCACTGAACCTGCGGGATAGGTGTCGCTCACTGCAAGGACCGCACCCACAGGCACTTCGCTGAGAATGCGATGCCATGCGTTGAGTGTCTTTACTCCTACGCTGGGATACTCCTTGATACCGAATGAATTGCCATAATTCTTTGCCATTGTTCGGAATTTTGGGTGTTAATAATTTGGTTGATTTCCGGCAACTATTCTCCCTTGTCCATGCCAAGTGCAGCGCGGATTTCAGCTCTGAACGCTGCATCTTTCTCCGCAGGATCGCCGCCTCCGCCATCGCCCTTGAATGGCTGGGAGAAGTCAGTCACGCCTTTCTCCTTGACCGCAGGGTCGAACTCTTCGCGGAAAGCCGCTATAAGCTGGTCGCCGTTCATCTGTTCGCCTCCGGCCTTGTAGACTTTCATCGCCACACGCTTTGCGAGGTCGCGCTCCTTGGGGAAGCCGCTTGCATAGCTCCAACTGTTGACAAAGTTGTCAAGCGCCGAAACTGCATCCTCTTTGGCTTTGGCAGCCTCAAAAGCATTAAGCTTCTCCTGCAAAGGATTGAGCTTCTTTTCAAGAGCTGCCTCAACCGCCGATGCGATTGCGGTCGCAAGGTCGGGCTGTGGTGTCGGTTCGGGGTTGGGTTGTTTGCCGGGGTCAGAGGGATTTGGATTAGGTGTGTTATTCGGCTGCGGCTTGTTATACCGCTCGTAATCCCGCACTTTGTCTGCCATGCTCTGATAGGATTTGAGTAGATTGAGTGTGTTTTCGCTCTGCACGAACCCGTCAATCTGGCTCTCGTCTGTGATGAAAGTTTCTACGGAAGCGGCTACCCTTTCAAATACCTCGTCTCCGATACCCAGCTGCAACTGCCCGAGTTCCTTGTTTGCCCTCGTTCCGTACTTCTGTTTTAGAGCTTCCTTAAGTTTTTGTTTCATATTCAGTTGGTTAAAAAGAAAAGAGCCGACAAACGATTTTACTCGTCTATCGGCTCTTTGGCTCTGGTGAATATATGTTACAGTCGAGGGCGCAGTGCGGAATCCAACCGCCGTCGCTCATTTACAACATGAGAGTTCTAACATTGAACTACAACACCCTCTCCATGTATATGTATGTGGAACATGGGGGATTCGAACCCTCGGCCTTCTGCTTGCAAGGCAGACGCTCTCGCCATCTGAGCTAATGTCCCTTTCCCCCCTCCGTGACATCCATCTCGGACTCGGAAGGGTCTTTCTTTCAAAAATACAGAACTAATTAACAGGTATAATGTAAGACTTAACCAATCTTGTTATTATTGGTCCAGGCTGATGCTGTCCAAGCGTATGGGTATTTCTCTCCTGCAACGCTTGCACCAGAGCCATACATTGCCTCGGCCTATTACATCCTCATATTTCCCAAGAACTTTCGGCTCTCGGCCATGCTCTGCACATCGCGGACAAAGAATTTCTCCTTTCATGAGCGCAAAGATAGTAATCAAAAGTTAATTATGCAATAAAATCTAATATTTTTATTTAAATTTTATTATCTTTGCACTTGAAATTGAGCCACAGAGCCACTTGACCCCAGACGGGACAGGTGGCTCTTGTGCTTTTTAACGACCGCATGGCATTCAGAATACTAAATAGCAACATAGTTTTTCCTGCGCTTTATCCCAAGGTTGAGCGCAAACTGCCAACCGCCAAAGACTGTGGATGGACTCGCGTAGGTGGATTTTTGCTGCGCAAAAAAGTGGACTACATTCCGCAAGTCGGATTGCAGGAAAATGTGTGCGCTTGCGAATCAAACATTATCTTTTTGTGCGGAGCCGCTTCTATGGGAAAATCTTTTGCGGAGATTCTTTTGGTGTTATATGGAGTTGACCGAATCGGCAGGTCGTCGGCTATGATTTCCACACGCCTCCAGGATTCAAAGAAGGGTTCATCTATTTTCCGAGACAATGAACTTGTGCTCGGCAAGTTTGCAGGATGTGAATATAATACATCAGACTATCCGACATTCTATTGGCCGCAATGGACTTCGGTGCATCGACTTATCCACTCCAATTTTAACACGGATAATCCTACCGAGAGGTCGCAATTCATTGAATACGCAAAGAAAAACCAAAATGGTTTGCAGATTTTTGACGAAGCAAACGACCTACCGGAGTTTCAATACCACTACTGGAACTCGCGAAACCGTGACTCTTCTGGATTACCGCCACAGTCAGTTTATTCTTTCAATCCCCCCGACCCGGACAACTACTTTACACGAATTCTTCGTGGTGGAGGTTACATCGACTCAACTTGGCATTTTGACTTGCGGATGAATGGCGTGACTCGCTACTTTTTCTCTCCATCTGATAATGTAGACGAGTTTATTTGGGGAGATACGGCGGAGGAAGTTGCGCGAGCTGCAAATATTGAAATTACTGAAAAAGACCGTGCTGCGGGTCTGACGCCGGAGAAACTTGTAAAGTCATTTACAGCCTTTACAGGCGAGGCTTCTGATAACCGTGAGCTTGTAAATGAAACCGGAGGCGGTTCGGTATCCAACCTCCTGTATTCCGGTCAGGCGGACGTTTTGAAAGGTGCCTACTTTGGTCCCCGCGACAACGAGAACGTTGGCGTAAGCCGCTCTATGATAGGCTCCCTTTGGGAGAATCCGGTCAACGACGACAATAATTTATATGCGACTTTTGACGTAGGCGGCGGCAAGGGCGACTCTGCGCCTATGATAATCTGGCGCGGATTGCAGATGATAGCCATTGAGTATTTCAAAGGCGAGCCGCAAGAACTCGCTGGGTGGGTCAAATCAATTCTCGATAGATACGGAGTGCCCGTAACCCATTTCGCCTACGATGCCACAGGCTTCGGTTATTGGTTGCAAGGGCTGACCAACGGTGTGCCCATAACGGCCAACAAACGCCCGCTCAAAGAATATGACGAATACGGCAACGAAAGCCAGCGCGATGAATACTTCAACTGCCGTTCTCAATTGCTCGGCAAACTCGAAGTCGCACTCAAACGCGGGGACATATCCTGCGCTATCCCCAAAGACAAGTTGGTTCAGTATGGCACGAAAGCTGACACGCGCAGATTCATCGACGTGCTGATGGATGGCACAAACATCTTTATAACGCAGAAGAAAAACGGCAAGACCTACTACCGCAATAAAGACGAGTTCAAATCCAAGTTCAAATACTCCCCCGGTGAGATTGACGCAATGTCTCTCCGCATGGTCTTTGAACTCGACACCCGCGAGCGCAAGCAGCCCAAGCCCCAGGTCCCCGACAACGCATATCACGCTCTATACCATCGCCCCAAAATCATCGGCGGATGGGGCAGATACAGATAATTCAACAAAACTATGAATATAAGTCAGCATCTTAAAAAAGAGTATTGGAAACGCAGAGTCTATCATGATGCACCGGAGAGACACAAACCTGTGGGCGATGCCGGATATTATGCACAACCTACAGCTTCATTCTCCGACTGCGAGTATGACCTCTACACATCTGAGGATTTCATGCGAGAGAATACACCATCAGCTCACGACATAAACTCTCGTTATATGTCGCTTCGTCCAATTTACGACGTGCGCGAGAAAGAGGTGACAGGAGAGGATGGCAAAGTCAAGAAGGAGGCCGAATGGTATGTGACAGGATTTGACCCCGTTGAGACCGTGCGTTTTGGTTTGCAGAAACGCATCAATATCTCCAAGGCTGCCTTCATTGCCGGGAAAGGGTTTTGGGTCTGCCATGAGGACAAGCAGCACGACCTTGGTGAGAAGTTGTCCTCTTGGAAAGACTCTGCCGGACTCGACCTCGCTTGGCTCGAATTAGTGAAGTCCTGCTTCCTCACAGGCGATGGGGCGATATATCTATATATTTATAATGGTCAACTCCGATACCAGGTCTTTTCCTATTTAAAAGGCGATACGCTTTTTCCCGATGTTGACGAAAATCGCAATCCGATTCTTTACCGACTTTATACACTCCGTGGTCGCAGAGCGGTTGATGTTTACTCTACCGAGCATATACAAACATGGATCGAGGGCGATAAGGACAACGAGAAAGAGCAGTCTTGGATAGCGAAATTCGGAGGATGGTTCCGCAAGGGGCTAAATTGGGGGTCTACAAAAATGAGCGAGGATGGATGGCGATGTGTGGCTGACACCGATGTGCAGACTCCAAATGGCGTGAGTCAATGTGTCTACTTCCGTGTCTCCGATATTCCATCTGGCATAGCCGAACAAGATATCAGAGCTCTTGAAAAAGCCGCCTCATTTGTGGCAGATGGTGTGAAGTCAACCTCTCAGTCAGTGCTGTTTGTCAAAGCAACTAAAATAGAGAATCTGCCCCAGACCGATTCTACAGGAAAGGTTATTGGTGTCAAGGGAGCGGTTGATGAGATTGCCGCTGCTGATGCAAAATATCTAACACCGCCCAACCTTTCTGATATTGCGACAATCGACATCGCGAATAAAAAGGAGTCGATTCAGCAGTCAACCATGTCGGTTGACATCACGCCTGAGATTTTCCGTGCCACCGACCCCTCCTCTGCCGCAATGAAACTCCTCTTTACCGATACTTTGATTTGGTGTATGAATGAGTTCGTGGAGTTTTATCCCGGTCTTGTGGAACTTGTGGATATTTTCAAGCATCTCGTCGCAAAACTTGAAATAAAGAAAGGTGGCGCAGGGATAGCCTCCATGCGCACCTCCTGTGGTTGTGACTTCTGGATTCCGCAAAACGATGCCGAAAAACTCAAGCAGGAAATCGACCAGGTACAAAACCGCATCAAGTCTCGAAAGTCAGCCATGAGTGATGCAGGAAATGCCCACGTGGAAGACTATGAACAGATCATGAAGGAATGGAGAGAAGAGCTTGACCTTAAGACACGCGTTCCGGCAATTGCTAAGGCAGAGGTCGAGCAGGAATATGGAGAACCAACCGAGGAAATTGAGGTTGTGGAAGAAGACGACTCGACTAAACCTAAAATAGACAACAAAGCAACAGGGAAGTCAATAACAGAATAGTGGATTTGTCATGTGACAGAAACCAATCGGGGCGCGGACACCAAGAAGTGTTTCGCGCCCTGCGTATATAAAATCAGAGAGCGCAAGTTGTACACCTTACGCCCTCTTAACCTTTTCAACACATGGTTGATAGGAAGAATCAAAACGGTAAATCATCCGGCTGTGGAGGCTGTGCTTGTACCATAGGCTGTACCGGCTGCTGATACTGAGTCTGCGGAGCATAAGTTGCCACATCAAGCCTCGCCGCTTTCCAACACGCCGCCGACATATAATGCTTGCCTTGATACTCGCGCACCGAGAAATCAACCTCCACCTCATACTCGCCGCCTTGCACGAAGCCGAACTTCTCGATATTGTCGTTCATCACCGAGAACACGATTGCTTTCGGATATTCCAGCTTGGAGTTGTCGTAGATAAGCACAACGTCCACTTTGCGCCATGCCTTTCCACTTTTGCTTGTGCCGCTTTGAATGGGGCTTACTGCGGCTACCAGCCCCTTGAATGTTGCCATATATTTTTTTTAATCTTTCAATTTGATTTCTTCAATCTCCAGCCCATACTGAGCCGCGAGAGCTTTTGCATCCTCGGCAAAATCCTTAATCGGATTCACAGCTTTCAGTTGGTAGAGAATATCCGCAGGTAGCGGATGTGCAGTGTGACAGTAGGGACAGGCTACGGAATACGACTCGGCCATAGACACAGTTCCTCCCCATAAGGGACTCCCATTAAGGCATCGCTCCTTTATCAAATCTCTCTTGTCATACTCGAACTCGCAACCGCAGTAGTCGCACTTCACTCGCTTCACAGGCAGCTCGCCCTCCTTGATAATCTTACTCATTCGTATCTTCGTTTTTGATTTGGTTAATTTTGTATGCGACCTGAAATTATGTCCTCCAACTTGACATTATTCTTCTCTTCCAACTCCTTAATCACTTCCTCGGGAATTTCAAGCAAATCCTTGCCGTCATTGAAACGGTAGCCGTGTTCTTCTGCAACCTTACGGGCCTTGCAGTAAGCACAGCAGTCGATCGCCGAATTGTCCAAGACTGAGCTTTCGACAAAAGCCTTATATCTGCACTCCGAGCATCTTGCCGGAAGCACGCGGATTGGTGGCAACACCTTTTCCTCGCTACCTTTCAGCACCCCATATTTATTAAGGATGTCAGTGGCTATTTTCAGCACTTCATAATCTTGTATGCGCCCATTCTTAATCATCGCCGCCAAATCGCTCAAAATCTTCCGTGCGAGCGCATCGCCATCAATATCTTCCGATTCGTCATAAGCAACTATTGCAGTACCATGCCCCAAGAACTCCGCAAGCTCTTTTTCGTAAAGCTCTCGGTAATCTTTCACCTTACCATAACCCCAAAACTGACGAGAGGCTTGCTTCCCGGCACTGTTCATCGCCTTGCCCGAAGCATCAATAAATTCAGGGTGAAAGCGCATAAACGCGCTCTGATTGTCCGCACCCATCAGTACCGCATACGCGATTATCTGCCGCGCGGTCTTGTTAACCTGCGGAAACGCTGATTTATCTTTTACTTCGGTTGGTATATTCAGTTCAGCCATATCAGTAACTCGGGAAATAGTCCACGATTATTGCTTGTTTGCAAGTCGGGCAATACACCCAACAACCCTCTCGTTGGTCGCTATGAACATCTTCACGCTCATAGGCGAATACACAACCACAGCGGCCACACTGCTTCTCTATCTCTTTTATTGGCTTCTTGCCCTCTTTAATTACTCTCATTTCATTTCAATCTTATAAATTTTCCCACAATGCCACACGTCCGCAGACATTCGGCATTATTCTCTCCCCACGCAATCAGAACACTTCCACATCCGCAGGAATCGCCCTGCGTGCCATCAGGGCGAAAGAATCTTACTCGTCCTCTCATTATCAGCAAAGCATCCGCAGTTGGGAAAATATCCTCGTGCCACATAGCCGAGTCCATACGGTTGAATGTGAGCGCACTTTCGCAAGAATGGCAATATCAGTGAATGAGTGTAAGGCGGATTGCAGAACACACGGCCATGCCATTGGCAGCTCAGACCATCCATCTCTTTTGTGAAGCATCTTTTTGCTGTGTAGAATACCTCATTCGGTGCGCACGGGTCTAAATCAAACTCGCCCAAAGCACGAATGATTTCAGGTGGCGTGTACCACTCGTCTGTTCGGTTCTTGCTTTGCTGAAAACTTGTATTCATCATATACTATCGTTTGCATTATAAACCAACCTCACCTCAATATCATGGAAATACTTCATCAGCTTCAATCTCAGCGGTACATCACGAGACACAAGTCTTGGCGTGGGTTTAACATCCTCCACTATCAACTGGCCATCCTTGATATATGAGAAGTCAGCGGTATAACCAATCGGTTGTATCAGCGTCCGCACACACTCTTTATCTTTAGTTTTGAGGTGCTTGATATATGTTTCTTTCTTGGCAGGCAGTGCGTCCCAATGCGGTTGCAGAGTCAGCTCGATAATCAACCCAGCATCCTCCGCTTGGCGAAGCACGATGTAGCGGTCTTTCTCCTTGACGCTATCAAACTCAATACCATTATACACAACCTTTCGGTTGCCATATTTCTGCCGTGTTTTTTTCATCCCTTTACGCAGTCCATTATGTTGTCAGCGGTGAAATCAACCGATTTACCCTTGGTGGACGCGACAAGTTCACTCCCGACACAAGCCTCTACCCAATTATCATCCGCATAGACAGCCACGCTCGTTATGCTGGCATCGTATTTCCGCAACAGCTCTTTTAACTCTTGCAGGAAAGCGGTGCGAGGGTCGATATATTCTACATCATCTTCGGGATATGATTCTGCCGTTTTGATAGGAGTATCAACCGACACCCATCCGTCTTTCATATACATTATCGTTGAAATACAAGTGCGCCCTTTTATCCGCACCCGATCTCCCACCTTAAATTTCTTCTCGCTCATCATCATTCATTGTTTTGTCCTCGTTCCACACCTAAGCACAGTTCTTTGTCTGAATATCCAATGTCGTCAAATTCAAGAGTTGAATATTCTGTTTCGTAAGGATATGGATAAGGCATATATTTTAATTCCTCATCGGTCAGCTTACGCCTAATCCTCATTTCAATCTTGAAACTATCATCAAGATTGGCTATGACTTTACGCAAATCGCCGACGGTTTTTATCTCGCTCATTATTTATCGGTTTTAGGTTTGTCTTTCGGGGTGAAGGCTTTGATAGTACTTAAAACGGACATTGCGTTCTTTCAATCAAGGGCAATATGCCTCGGTTCTTTAACTCGTTATAGAGGAAAATTCTTCCTTTCTGAGTCCATTTGCTATATGTAAAAGTGCCTCCAAACCGTGAGTTTTTGTTAGGTTCAGTGTACGACTGCACATAGCCCTCTGTCAGATATTTTGCATACAAGACCCATGAGCGACCCACCTTGTGCTGAATCCCCATTGTATGTAGAAGTTTATTCAACTTTCGTGCGCTCATCCCATAGTCTTGTGCTATTTCAGTTACAAGCACAGTTGTGGGCGAAGCAAGGATAACATCACAGTAGTTAACCTTGGGTGTCATTTCGCTTATAGCCTCGGCTTGCTCGTGATTGATAGCCACCAATGCTTTGTTGTCGCTTTCAAGTTGAGCGATGCGTTGCTCTCGTCTTTTCAGGGTGTCTTGCGCCACAAGCACTGCTCGCGCAAGTATCTCTGCCTCGGTATCGGAGTCGCTTACGACAAGATACCCACCTGTCTTGCGGATTGAGGGTAGAACTTCACTTGTTACCCACTTACGGAACATTCTCGCTTTCTTCTTACGGCTATCAAGAATCACATCATAAAGTCCGTCCTCGTTAATAAAATTCGCTTTCTGCTCTCGTCCAAGCGCATCAATGGTGGGGTGGATAGTAACAACCCCATCCGAAAGACGCTTTACTACTTGGCTTGGATCAAGTCCAAGCACATTGCATACATCAGCCAAGCAGAACATCGGCTCGTTGCTTTCATCCATCACAACACGTACTTCCCCAAAAGCCGGATTGTTGAAAATCTGAATTTCGTTTGCCATATATGGATTTCGTTTGTATCTTTGAAAATAAGCAACCTCCAAGTGGGGCTACGACACACCCACAAGGAGATTGCTCTGAATAAATTTCTATTGCAGTCGTAGTTGCACTGCAAAGATACAAAATAAATCTTATAATCTAATAGTTTTTATTAGATTTATTGTAATATATCTTTGTGCGCAAACACCCCACACCTTGCATTTACAATCATCTTCTCCCGTTCTGTTTGTCTCTCAGCCTCCTCTTTCGCTTTCCGCTTCGCCGCCTGCTCGGCTTTGATTTTAATAGGGTCATACTCGCCAACCTCAATCAGCAGACACTCATCATAGAAAGCATCCTTGCCAAGCCCCTCGATGACGCAGTTGGCTCGCCATTGCTCGATTATGTCAGCCATACGAGCATCCTGCCCGTAGATAGCTCTCATGGCAAAGGTAAATATCGGAGAGTTAATTTTCACCGCCACCTTTTGCCGTAGCACCCGCTTCTCCTTTCTCCAAGAAGATTGAAACTCTATCACCGCTCCCGATTGTGCCTTTTGCAACGCCTTATTCAGATACATTCCAATCGGAATGACAGCCAACGCCCCTTTCGGCACAGGCGTGTTCAGCAGTTTGATAACCTTACTCATTCTTTTATCCTATCAAGTTCAACCAATATCTGAGCCATAGGAACGGTTGGCAACATATCCGCAGGATTCTCCTTGTAAATCCCATACACCGTCAAAGCGGCACTTAGTCGCTCTTTAACCTCCGCATACGACATAATTGTGGTCTGCGCTATCTTTTTCGCTACCTCAACCTTTTCGGCGTTAGATAGGTTATAAAATTCCTCTATACTCATTACTCAATCTTTATAAACCTCTTGCACCGATTGGTGCTATTGTCATAATTCCCTCCCGTACTCCAATATTCACTTGAAAACGGCGGTCTTGCACTACGCAAGCATCGTTTACGCAGAGGGCATTTCTTGTTTGAGCAAAACTCAAAGTCAGAGGAGTTATATCCCCGTTTGTCGACATCGCTAAAAGCCAATTTCATACTCATTTCTCAATCAGTTCCTTGCCAAGTGTTAAGTATATGAATTGCTCTGCCTCATGGAGATAACGGAAATTCGCAACGGCTCTACATCCCTCTTGCCAAATTTCGCAAGAATATCGCGTAATGTCGCCAAGTCTACGAAATATGATAATGCTTTTCTCACACTTCTTTCTCCATATATTCACACAGTTGGTTCGCTCACATCCCAACTCCACAAGTAATTCCGGTTTGATTGCGATTGGCTCTGCATCTTGCAGGGAACCTCCGCATGTCCGATACTCGCCATCAATAGTGGCGGCATACATGGCCCAAGGCTGATTATTTAGATGTTTTTCAACTAATTCTATAACTCTTGCCCTCACACCATTCACCTCAACGTGCGCTCCTATCCTAAGTTGCTTAATATCTACTGCCATAATCCTAAGTCATTGCGTCAAAACTAACCGCCGAAGCGTTCTTAATGCCTCTGATAAATGCCGTGTAGTGCATATCCTTTGCCTTTACTTTCGCATCGCTCTGAGCCGAGATATACTGCCGTTGCAAAGCGAACTTCTGAGCCTCATTCACCCACTTATCCATTTTCCATGTTTTCAACCCTTGCCGAGTCCAACGTATGCGGTCGTGCTTCTCCGAATGGTTGAAAGCCGATATGTCAGCCGCTGAGGGTGCATCGCAGTAGTCAGTCAGCCCCAGGCAATATGCGTCCTGCAATACCTCATACGCTACGGAGTAGTAATTGCGAAAAATGCGTCCTGCATTTCTGCGGAAGCGGTCGAAAGCATCAGAGAAACCTCCAATCGCCGCAAGCTCGCACAACTTCAACTGCCAAAAGAGGTCGGAATTGATTTCATAAACCGTGTCAATCGTGCCGAACACACCCGGCACACGCGTCTTTTCAACGTGTGCACGGCATAGCCCCTCATCCTGGCACTCGTGAGCATCGCACACTCCGAGCTTGTAGCAGGCATAGAATAATTTCATTATCATTCTCGCTACACCAGTCGTAAAGCCCAACTGTCGCTGACTATTTCGCTTCGGAGTCATAATTTCTTTTCAAGTAAGCAATAGTGGTTACTTTCCTTCCTCACATTATAGCCGGAGCGCAGATAAAAGTCCAATACGCCCTGCGGAGTGTTCTGCTCCTCCCATTCAAGAAATACAGACTTGTGTCCGGCTTCCCTTGCAACATCCTCAGCTCTTTTGAGCAAAGCTGTAGCAACACCATGTCTGCGACTATTCTCATTTACCCACAAGGCGTAAATCCAAGCCGTGCCGCCCCAATCCTGCACTTCATCATGCATTTCAATCTGCACACTACCGCAAGTGTCGGCTATGATGTATCGGGTATATTCACTCCACTTTTGCCGTTGCTCAATCATTTTCACTTTGCTTTAGGGTTAAATATCGGGAGTGGGAGCCAAGCAACGATGTTATCCACAACGCCCATGCCGTTTACATACCAATCCCCAATGCCTTCGTAGTAGCCAATACCTCGGTCGCCGTTATCAAAGGCGACAAGTACATCTTCGTTGGGGTATGGCAACTCGTCCTCGCACATACGCCACGCAGGATTATCCTCACAATACTGCACTCCGTCAAGAAATGCGTTTCGTGAAACCTGCAACGCATACCGAGACTTGCTTTCGGCAATTACTTTTTCATCGTAGTTCATACCTCGCCCTCCTTATCCTCGTTCAGCAACTCGCGCAGAATGGCTTTGTCCTCCTCGCGCTTGGCTTTCAACTCTTTCTTCGACATGGATTGCTCCGAAATAATATCGTTAAGCAAAGCGGTATCTGCCATTTCTTGCTCCTCGGTGGCACTCTTGGCGTTGGTCTTGGCTTCGGCATCCCTGCGTTTCATCCATTTGCCGATACTCTTGGAAATATCGTCCGTAAGGCCTTGGTCTTGCGTCATTGCCATTGCCGGAACGTACACGAGTGTAATCCAACCATGAAGTTGCTCAGTAAGCCCCTGCTCCGCCGCGGCGAGGAGATAACCAAACACGTGGCTATTCGCCTTGATTTTGAGGTCAAATAACCCGCTCTCGCCCTGCACGCGCATATAGCTGCGGTCGGGGTGCTTCTCATCAACGTGCCACTCATATATCCACGAACCTGCCTCTGCTCGTTTATACGCTTTCTGCTTGAATAGTTTAATCTTGTTGCTCATTGCTTTCCTTGTTTAACTTGTTCAATACACTTTGCTATCCACCCACACAAATAGGCGAAAGGCTCTTGATTTTTAGGGTCGGGATAAGCACCCACATAGTGAAATATCTCCATGGCAGCATGTGATGCCTCGTGAGTTATGTTCTCTTGCGTCATTGCCTTGCGGTTGAGGAAGCGGATAAGCACACCACCCTTAACGTCAGGCTTCGTGCGCCTTGTGTGGTCAACCTGCGCATCAGCGTTTTCCTCCATTTCCTCCACGTCATCAAACATATCTTTAATGACCGCGAAAGGCGCACCGACCGCCACCCACAAACGTCGTGGATATATCCCGGGGTCAAATTCATGTATCTGCGTTGGTTTGTTGCTCATTGCTACTTGTTTTAATTGTCAAACCAAAACACAAGGCGGCAATCATAGCCGTTTGCCTCATATTTTTTCATTACTTGTAGCAAATCGTAGAAATCACAACCATCTGCGCTTTCACCTCTGCAATATTGCTTTACGACCCATTCCAACTCCTCAGTAGTGACCCAGCTCGGCGCATAATAACCCCAATTAGGTTCTGCCAATTCAAGGTCAAAATAATAGTGTTTCTTAGCATCAATGCAAGCGTCCTCTGGGAATCCTTTTGGTTCTAAATGCTCGCCACGGGAATGCTCGTCCATTCTCACCCCTGCGAGTAGTGAGAAAAAGGAATAATTCCTACAAAGGTTGTTGCAATGCTCTTCTACACAAGACCATTCTCCGTTGCCTTTCTTTCTCTCTAAATATTCGTGTATATCACAACCCATAGTTATTCTTGTTTATTAGTTTTCAAATACTGATTTATCGCCTCCAGTACCTTACTATGCGACTTATACACCTTGCCGTCAAAGAGGTAGTGGGTATAACTGCGCCCGAAAGTGCCGTCAGCCTTTTTGACGGTATGCACACACTTGCCGATAGGCTTGTCGCCAACCTTAGCCGCGTAGGTCGTGGCGTGTTCGTGTTCCATCGCAAGCGAACTCTGAAACCGCCACGGTAGATGTTGCAGTTGGAGGTGGGTCATTTTCATACTTCTTTTGGTTTGTATTCAGGGATGGGTAGCCATGCGATAACCTTGAATGGGTAATACTTATCATTGCTGCGGTTGATTACATCGGCATCCTCTCGCTCCCAATGGTTGCCACACCACTCTCCAAATGCAGGATATTCGTCACCTTCTGACATTATCAAAACTTGTTCGCCATATCCCGGCTTCTCTTTCTCCGCATCGCGCCACTGATTGCCGAGGGCGAATTTTACGCCATCCTCAACTCCGTCAAGGTAGGCTTCGTATTCAGTTCCGAGATAGTCGTATTTGCCAACTCCATCTTCGCTTTTGGCATACTCTCTCGCTTTCTTCTCTATGTCGGTCATCTCTCTTTCAGTTTATCAATTAATTCTTCGACTTCGCGGATTGCAAACGCCTTATCATCTGCATCATTGGGATTATAAAAGAACTCTTTGAAGCACGCGTCCTGCGCATAACCATCAATAATCCATTTGCCACCCACAATTACGCGGTGATTTTCTAAATCAACCGTGTAGAAATAGCCGAAAGTTGGTGATTCATGCAAGCCTTTCAATCGTTTCTCTCTTTCTTCAACATGTTGCAGTTTCTTGTTTGCTTTCGCATCTTTTCTGAAAGCAAGATAAAGACAAAGTAACGCTTCGATTAGACTGATGGCACATATTGTAGTTGCAATAGTCATTTCTCACCTCCTTTCAGCCGCTCGACGATGCCGTCAACGATAAGAGATGTAGATTCCGCAACAAAGGCAATATTGTGTCCTTTCCCTATTAATGCCGCTGCAACCTCTTTCGCCAACTCCATGCGGTAGGCAAGCCAATCAACTTGTGAATCCTTAAATTTATTGATAGCACTATCCAACTCAGCCAAGCACTTGGCTAACTCCTCAGCATCTTCTTTTGACATGCTTGGAATTTCATTTTGAAGCGAAGATAACGAATCAACGGACTTACCATTTTTCGGCTCTTGCTCCTCGGCGTAGGGGATAAGATACTTCAAGGGGATTAAGCCATATACACTTTCCCCTGCGCCCTCTATGAGTGCATACTTGCCTTGAATTTCGGTAATTTTGCTTGGCGCGTTAAGAAGGATTTCCTTGTTTTTATCGCTCTCGCCATTGCCCCATTTCATGTCTTGACTGACTTTCACTATATCTCCAACCTTGAACCTCGGCTTCTCCTCCTCCTCGGCGCGGCTTGCTACCAACTCCAAATCCTCGGCAAAGAATGGAGCAAGGAGCGAGGTGTTACCTATGATTTCTGACTTTCCGATTAAGGGCGTGCTTCTTTTCTCTACTGCCACGCCCTCTATGTACAAGCCATAGTACACTTCATCGCCCGACATCCCTTTCTCAATGATAGTGGCAACCTTGCCATCGTATAGCGGTTTGCCGGATGCGCTGATTGGTCTTACTTTATCGCCGATAATCAGCGTTTGTTTTCCGCGCTCTTTACGCAATTTTAGCAGTTCCTCTTTATTCATAGTCTTATCTTGAATCGGCTCCTCGGTCGCGGTGAGGTTATGCTTGCCGAAATACATGCCAAGGAAATACTTGTGCGCTTCAATACGCACATTTGTTGGGTCAAGGCTATGCGCACTCTCAGCCGCTGTGTAATCACAGCGTAGTTGACGTTTGAAATCCTCGGGCAGCGACCGCCATGCCGCGTCTTTTTCTGCGTCTGTCATAAACTTTTAATATTTCGTTCTAACAACATTTTATATATTTCTTCAAGTAACTGCCTATTAGACATCTGCGGAATTGCATCTATCTTTTCTTGCAATATTTTCTGTTTCGCCTCACGAAGTTGTGCATTTGTTTCTGCAAGTAAGGGATTTGTGTCTTGCGACATCTGCTGTAGGGGTCTCCCGATAGGTATAGGTAGCCCTAATCCGTAATCTTTGGCGAATGGGTCGTAGATACTCATTCCTCGTCAAGTTTTGCAATCTCGGCGTCGAGCGCGTTAGTGATTATCTCTTTGATGCGGTCGGGAATTTCAAGCCCGGGAAATGCCGCCATAGCGTATTTATCCCAACCCATATCCTCACCCTCTTGTGGCGACATACGAAGTGATAATCTTGTGTCAACTCTGGAAAAGTAGTCTTTCCACTCAGACAACTCGTCATACTCTCTCAGTTTCTTTCTGCCTTTCAGTAATTCTTCCAGTTTCATAGTTATTTGCTATTATTCATTATGCAATCCGGCACATAAAGAGCCGTCAACCCGTTCTTCTTTGCCTCGACATCGGGGAATTCCTTCTTGAACTCAGCAAGGTTGAAAGGTGATGTTATAAAGTGGCATCCGTTAAGTGTTGGTATCTTCGGAAAGGGGAAACTCCCTACATAAGGCAGACCCATTATTCTCAAAATCCTCGTGGCTATAGAGAATTGTTCTTGCGGTAGTTTTGTGTCAACATCAATCACCCAACGCTTCTCCACACCCTGCAACTCGCCGCAAGCCGAATTGAATATATTCCATGGATTGATGATATTGCCCGTATGGAGATTGTCTGCGAGTTTACGCATAATAAGTGTGTTCAGCTTTGCGATGCTCTTGGGTGCGCAACTAATATATGCCCTTGCTTTGTAATGCTCGCAAAGAAACTCTATTTCTCTTTTTAAATTGTTCAGTTGCTCCACACTTTTTACAAGCCATGATTTTATGAGCTTGTTTGCCGCAGGTAATTCGGGGTGGTCTTTCCCCCTACGGAGTATCTGGAGGTGAAAAAACAAATTGTCCGTCTCTCCAAAATTGAATTGTTGGCTTATTATGTCGAAATTGTCTATCATTCTAAAAACAAAGGCTCAAACTTTCGCCCGATGGTGCGAGCATCGGACTACTTGTATGAGCCAGTTAATATCTTACCTTGCAACCTCGCACGTTGCATGATGCAAAATAAGCGAATTATTTTGAATTACACAAATTAATCTAATAAAAACTATTAGATATACACCCCACACATCAATTCGCCATCCTCGGTGGTATCGTAGCCGAGTTTGCCAACGCAATACTCAATGCCGCTCGCAATGCGTCTCACGCCCTTATCGTTCTCATAGCCCTTACCTCGCAGGAATGTGGATATGTCCTTGCGCTGCCGTGCCTCGCTACCCTCTGCCTTGCAGAAGTCCACATAATCCTCATAGAGCGATTTGATGGACTTCCACCTTGGGTCTTTATCCACAGGAGATAACACCGCCACATAATCGCGCTCGCCCCACCAACGCCTCATGTTGTTGCTCGATGCCATAACCCGGTTGATAGCATCCACTACACGTTGTCCGAGTTTTATGCGTCCATTGTTCTTCATCACCTTACGGTAGCCCTCGTAAATCCAATGGAACACATAGAGTCTCGCTTCGGGAGTGGATAGCTTGCTTACCAAATCAGTGTCCTGTTCGTCGCCAAGGAAGCTGTAAGTAGTGGTGTGTAGTATGAGCTGTCTGCGCTCATTGCCTTTGCTGTTGTCGCGTTGTTCCGGCAATTCGTTGGCGCAGCAAAGCATCGGAGGCGCATAGACTTGAATTGGTGCTTTTGAGTAGGGAACACGCGCCTCAAAAGCCTGCCCGCTCGCAAACCGCTTGTAATCGCCTCCCGACACGTCAACAGCCGACAAATCATCGCACAAATTGGCGATTTTGCCTTTCAGGGCAGCTATATTCGCCCCTCGGTCGCTATCCTTAAACAACTGCCGGGGTGTAAAATGTGAGAAATACTCATTCCCGAAAACTTTAGAGATTACATTGGCGAGCACCGATTTGCCATTTGCCCCCGGCCCCACAAGGTAGCATACATATTCACGTGCATGAACATCCGGGTCAACGAGAAGTGAGCCACACCACTGCTGAAATGCGTCCCTAATCTCGCTATCGGGTATGATGCCGGGCAGATTGCCGTTGTTTTTGCCAGTAAGTTTACTATCCCACAGTCGGCACGGATTATCGCCAATGCCATATTTCTCCGCAGCTTCCTTGTAGCAGGTATCTTTGTCCTTATACTCAATGTCAAGCACCAAATAGGGGTTGTATTTGATATTGAACGACTTTGGTTTGCTTGTCTGCAAGTCGAAGATATAATTAGTAAACGCAATATACCTCCTATCCGGCTTATAAAGGTACTCGTCCGAGCTTGTAAGCGTACTGACTACGCTCTTGGCGATGTCAACCGGACATTTCTGCACGTACATGGAGCCGATTTTCAACGCTCTCATAGTGCGTTTAACCAACTCAGCCATGAACTTCTCAGCCTTTACGTCAATTTGCTCAAAAAACGCACCATTGTAGGCATAGAGAGTAACCCCATCCTCTCCAACAAGCACTCGCTTCTCCTTGTCAAGGCACAGGAACTGCTCAAATAGGTCAGTCAGCATGGTTTCGACCCACGAACTCCACGCTTTACCATTCCTACCAAGCCCAACCAACGTCTTGGTTCTATACTCCGGCTTCCTCGTAGCCACAAACTCCTTCTCCATCGCCTCCGATAGATGCTTGGAGAGGTATTCGTATGTTTCGTTCTTTACCATATCAATCCATCAGTTGACTTTTAATCGCCTCAAATTTCATAAAGTCATAATAAGCGGCATTAAGCCCCAATTCCTCGGGTGTCAGCAAATCATATTGTCCGTGATGCTTCATTTCTCAGTGACAGTCAATGATTAAAACAGTGTTCGACTCCTTGTCAAACACTATATCCTCTCCACAAATCTCAGTGGTGTACGACGCTACGTCACAAACTGTTTCAACGTCAGCACCGGGATATTGCCTAAGTATCTCTATCAATTCCTCAGTCTTCATTGTCTTTTATATTATCAGTTAAACATTACCATATCACGGTGTGGCCTTTCTCCTCGTAGTGTTTTGCGAGGTTATTTATGCAGCTTTTATCATATGAACGGTTGATTGTATGCCAGCCCCACCATTTCTTCTCCTGTATTACATATCCTCCGAAACCGAAGGCCATACTCTCTATTTTACAGACTCTCAGTTTCATGACCTTAGCAACTCTCGTTTTAATGTCAGCCGAACAAATGCCTCGGCTTCATGCAGATTATTGACAAATGCCGTAATCCTTTTACGGTAGTCTTTAGGTGTGATGCTAAGACTCCAACAATTATCTTCAAATGGGGAGAATGATACGTAGCAATTCTTGTCGTAAATCCTACTCCATATCAAACCTCCTTCTTGCTTCTTAAACCCCAACTCCACAAGCAATTCCGACGTGAGCGGAATCGGTTCCAGCTCATCGGAATGTAAAAAGTCAGCTATGCCGTAAAGCTCGACCCATGGAATAGATATGCTCCTCACTTCTTCGCGCTTGCCATTGAACAAGACATGCGCTCCTATGTGCAATTCTCTTTCGAGTATCATTATTATTTTCTTTTTCTTTTCAGTTCTTCCAACATTTCTTTTCTACAGTTAATTGTAGAGCGCAGAGCATCAAGAAAGAGGATATCCTCCCATGTTGCAGGCTTGCGTTCATATTTGGCGATGTGCCGTTCAATCTCAGCCATGCTGGCCTTTATGCACTTCTTGGTTTTACGAATGGAAGTCATTGGTCAGTCAATATTTCGAGTGCGGCGGTTATTCCGGCTGAGAGCGCAGACTCGTAGGTAGGGAAGTCGACATCGCCTTCTTCGAGCGCACCACCTATGGGGCAGATGTGGTAATACCACGTGCCATCATATTCGGGGTTGACGCTGATGTGCCAGTTGTGGACTTCTCTCAGCCACTTCTGAGCCTTGGCCATTGTGGGCGCGGTGATAAGCTCACAGCCCATTGATTCCAATATTGAATTGCGCTCCGACATAACGCAAGTCCTTGGTTCTTGCGTGGTCTTGCGTATCTTGATGGGTGTGCCTTCATCACTTATTGAGGTGTCCCAAAACTCGTAGCACTCCCAGTCAAACCCCAATTCCTTGAGCTTGGCCGCTGTCTCATACGTTACAAAATCTTCTTTATTCATTGTCTTTGTTGTTTTTGTTTTGTTCGTACCAATCATAAACACTCTCTTTGAGAGCCATCGCCATAAACTTCTTGAATGGTATGCCAAATTCCTGCTCCATCCGCAAAACGATGTGTTTCGGATAAGACCTTCTTCCTTTGAGCATGTCTGTAAAGTTGGGTTGGCTCACACCTATACGCTTGGCAAATGCCGATTGCGTAATGCCGATAGCTTTAATTATCTTTAATAGGTATTCAGCCGTGGCAAGTTTTTTTGCGCTACTCGGGGCGGCTGTATTCATTTCTCGCTCCTTTCCTCAAATAGTTCTGTGCCGAAGAGATTATGCAATAGACCAAGCACATATCCAAGTGTGAATTTAAGCATTGGCTTCGATGGTTGATTGAGTTCATTTTGGGCAGCCTTTATTTCACTTATCACTTTCTCCCGGCTGACGATGCAGTGGGTACGGAGTAGAAGTTTCAGAAATTTAGGAATGAATTTTGCTTCTTCCGTCTTATTTACCATACATAGTGGAAGATGACAATCATCAGCTAATGCTTCTGTTATTGTCTGTGCGAGCTGCTGTAGTTCTTGGTCGGTCATTGTTTTTCGGTTTTTAAGTAAATGAGCAATTTCTTCACTCTTTCATACATTGTGAGATTGTCCCATTCAGACTCTCTAACTTCGTCTGAAAAAGTATCGTAGATTGCCTGGTCTACTATCTCTTGAAACATCTCGCTTGATATGCCATAGTCGGGGTCGCAGTCTGACCATATATCCAACTCACGGCACAACTCGCTACATTCCTCATGTTCCAGCCAATCATAAACATCTCCGTCACATACATTGGTTTCACGAATATATCTCTGACCGGGTTCTATTTTCCCGTAACAAAAATCGCAGTGATGCGTTTTTCGAGCAATGTGATGCTTCTTTTTAAGGGTCGTCATCATTTCTTCTTCGGTTTGATTATGATTTCTACTTCGATTGGTTTGTCCTGCCATGTGAGGGAGGGGAAAAGTTCAGAAGGTAGACGGTATATTGCAGAGTCCTCGGGAGCTACATCTATCCACCAATCGCCGCATCTCCGCTCTGGTTTTATGCGGAGTATTCCGAGTGTTCCATTCTGCGTTCTTGCAAGCCACCCGCTGATTGTCGCTTCGGGATGGGGAGGGTTGAGATTGAAGTCAAGCATGCTGTCCTTATAGATTACACCCTCTTCATCCATATAGTACTGAACGAAAGGGATTGCCTCTTTGCCTGTAAGTTTTTCGTAAACATTGTAGGATACCTCTATCACATCAAAAGGCAGTCCAGTTGTTCCTCTTAATTTTGCTTTCATCGTTCTTCTCCTTTCAGTTCTACGGGGTCATCTTCCCACGTCAGCTCTCTGCCGATTAGCTTGCGGATTGAGCCTTTGGGGAGTTCTATATGTGAATAGCTTTCGCCATGCTTATCACAGTTCGGAAGCCAATAATCATCTTGACGATAAGGTAGCGCTTGGTCATAGATACCTTCTGTTCCGTCTTTGTCAACTGCTACAAATGCCATATCATTCTCCTTTCTCAAACATAGATTTGCCGAATAACTCAACTAATATATACCGTACTATCAGATTGGTATTCCTATCTTCCCAATGGGTTATAATATCATCAGGGATATTGTGATAGTTGTACCTTTCTCTGATTGCTTCTCTCTGCTCCTCGCTCAGGGTCGAGGGGTTAATTATAGGTGTATTCATCATTGTGTCGTATTTCGTTAATGTAATCAAGTGCCAATTTTGCGCCTATCACCATAAAGTTTCCTGCGTTTTGTATAGATGCACGCAACTGCTCTTGCGTTATCCCTTCAAATTCAGCTATATGAGTATTCGTAAAAATCTCTTCTGTCTTGGCGATGATTCTTTCAAGCAGTACATTAGGGAAATGCTTGTCTGAGGAGTAGATTGTCGGGGTGGTCATGATGGTTCGTTTAGTTTTAGTTTGCCATATAGCCATTGGGAGTAATCCACTGCAAGGTCGCATATCGTTCCGCAAACCATAGTCAACAACCAAAATGGAGTTGTCATAATGGCCACAGGAGTCACTGCGATTACGTGTGCGACCTTTCGGTATTTAAGTTTCATCATTCTGTTTATTTTACAAGTTCAAAGTCGTAGACGAACACCCAAGGGTTCGAGTTAAAAGTGCCACGTCCTGAGATTTTGTCTATCAGGGCGGCGTAGGCTTCGCGAGGTGTCCAATACCATTGAGGCGCATTTGGGAAAGTCCAGATTAATGCGCATGGATCTATCGGGTCAACATCACAATAAATTCCCTCCTTTTTGCAATCATCGACCGAGATGTCGTTTAACCGCTCCACTCGCACATTGGTTATGCGGATTTGGTGGGGCATGAGGTCGGCACGGACGAACATCTTGTTAGTCCATCCATGTGTCTGTTCAACTGGGAAGTTGTAACATCCAAATTCCTCATCCTCTTCGGGAATGAAATCTACGCCAGCATCCTCATAGCTTTGCGCCACGGCTACGACTTCGCCAACCTTATAAGGCAATTTGACTGTGATAAGGCTTTCTCCACCGTTGGCAACATTATGAACTTCATCTCCGAAGATGTCAGCATCCTCAATAACATCATTAGCGGATAAAGGCTTCCCTTTAAGAATCCTCCTTGTCTGCGTCTTTCTGCCTGACAGCACGGCTTCGGTGAGGCCGAATTTATCTGAGAAGTTTATCTTTTTCATCGTTCTAACTTTGTGATTTTGTCTGTTAATTCTTGGGAATAGCGGAAGTGCCAACAAGGGTCATCAATATATGTATCGAATATCTTGCTACAATCATTGCAAATATCATGTGCATGTGCGTCACAAACTTCGCTTAGGTCGCAACCATCGCAATTACTATAACCGACTGTTGGCACGGCTTCATAAACCCTGCCGTCAATGATTATTCCGTTCATAGTCGTTTGATTTTGTCGGGGTAATTTTGGAGAACCCACTTAAACATTTCTACCAATCCGGTAATTAAATCATTGGTCATAAAAACCTTTCTTGCGCCTGTTGAATGAGTGGAAAATGTATCTTCCGAATCATATTCACAGGTCATGTAAGCTATTCCCCATGTTACTTCGTTCTGCCATAGAAGTGCTCTTTTATCTAATTTCTGAATCGTAAGAAGCGCATCATCAATAACTGGCGGCAACTTCATCAGAATATCCTCCAAGGTGTAAGCAGGAGTATAACCAAACCTTTCATAATCCTTGCGAATATCATCAAAAAGAGTATTCACATGCAAGCGAGGTTCCGTTTCTCCTTTCCATTTCCATACCATACTCGCGTCCGAGCAATCCAATCCGAGGGATTTAAGTTCTTCCATCTCAGATGGCGATAGGGCTATTTGTGGTTTCATAATTGGGAATGTTTTATTGTTGGTATATAAATCCATCGGTGTTGCCTATCAACAAAAGGCTATCATCATAAGTCGGCGACACGTAGTCAATGACCATGTATATGTCCTCATCGTCGATTGCCACCTCCATATCTTCGGGGTATTTGGCGAGTTCTGCCATGAGTTCTTTAACAGTCATAACTTTCTATATTATTGTTTTCAAAGTGTTAATCCGATTTTATATTCCTTAATCTTTCCCAACAGAGCTTCAGTGTCTTTTTGGACATCCTGTATCTGATGGATGTAGGTTATCTTCTCGGAAGTGTAACCGCGACCTCCATATCCAGCGGTCATTTCAATTTCAGTGACGTTCTTTTTAATCGCATCGACTATGCTTTTTAAAGAATCCGCCATTTCTGTATTCACTTTGTTACGGGCAACTTTGAAGCCAGAGACAAAGCAATCGACATTTGTGTTGGATAGCTTCTTATTTGCATAGAGGGCCTCGTAGGCAAACTTTCTGATGTCCTTATCGTCAAGTTCCTTAAGTTCCTTTACTGTCATAGTTTAAGATGTTTATTAGTGATGCACCATACAAGCAGCTCGCAGAGCGCGTCGATGAGTTCGGGAGCGACCTTTTCGCCAATCTCCATCGCTATTTCACCACCACGATATTCTCTATATGTGGCTAACCAAGTGCCGTTACAATCAGTCTCTATTGCAAGATAGAACGTCACATTTATTTCTATATCGTGTATCTCTTTCGGCAGGAGCGAGAGAATGTCAGTCAATCTGAATGTTGGTATAAATCCCCACGGCCTTGCATACTCCGCATTGCCTTTTAGAACTTCGGGGTGAATATCAATAAAGACTTTCTCTCCGCTTGCTTTGCTCGGGTCAACGCCCAGTTCTATGAGGAGTTGGGATTGTTCGGTGGTGAGTATATCCTTCATTTCTGATTTTAGTTTTGGTTTTGGTGTATTTCGTCATATCTCGCTCGCACCCTCTTGTAGAGTTCCTCTTGCCTCTTTGTGAACGGCATAAACGAACGATTGAGCCAACGGCAGATGTAGTAGGGCTTGTTGTCTGAGCAATCCATATTACTCCCTGTAATCATCCAATCAATATCAGCCGAGCCTCGTTCTCTTGCGAGAATAAAAGCGTCTATCAGTTTCGGATATTTCATCAAGTAGTAGAAATTCCTTGTGAAATTGCTTTTAGGGCAGACTATGCAACCAACTCTCTTAGTGTGATGATATTCGGGGTTTACAGGCAGATTGTACTTGTAAATGTAATCCCAAATATCATCATCCGACCAATCTACAATAGGCATAAGCTGAATAACACTTGCACCTCCTACGGATTGACAATTCTCCACAAAATATTCGCTCACTAATTCTTTGTTCTTTTTAAGAGTGGTTTTATTCTTTGCGGAAAATGCCGTGCGAGATGAACGTGCATTACTCTCTGCTCTGCGCACCCCGACGATGGAACAATTGTCAACATTTTTAGGGTTGTGCTTGAAGTCCCTGCAGCAATAGGCAGCTTGCACAGTCGGAAGAAAACCTTTATGATTTGCCGATATGTTTTCGATAAAGCCATAGGGAACATTCTTGCGCCATATCACATCGGGGTAATGCTCGCTGATGAAACGCTTGGTCGTGTTGCTCTCAAACGCTACGTTGTAATAAGCCTTAAATACTATGCCACTGCGTTTGCAAAGGTCATAGCAAACTTGACTATCCTTCCCACCAGAAAAGCCGAGACAGACTTCAAAACCCATCTTCCCTGCTATTTTTGCGAACTTTTGGATGCGCTCTATCGCCGTTTGCTCTAATTGGTCAGCAAAGAGATTCATTTCTGATATTTTTTGATTACTGCGTTGATTTCTCCGATGCACTTGTCGCGGTCGGTGGGGGTGCGGAAGTAGATCTTGTTAGTGTCAATGGGGTTATTACATTCTTCTTCTATATCCTCACCTCCAATCCATGCCGTTATACACATCCAATTAACTCTTTTCATTTCAGATTCGGGGAAAGTGTTAATCATCGCTTCAATCCAGCCTTCCCAATATTGCTTATGCCATTCATATTCATCCTCGGTCATAAGCCCTTTCTCAGATTCAAGAGTATTCATACCCTCAAAACCGTGCTGATATTGACCGATAATATACTCTTTGGCTTGCTCGTCAAGTGAATCCCAATTGTGCTGCAAGTCGTTGTCCAATTGGGAATTTTCTGAATTATTCCCTAATTCTCCCGATTTTTTCTCTTTTGTTTCCATATCTTCGGTTGGTTTTGTTTCGGGTTCGGTGTAGGGTTCGAGATATACATCTTCAATGAGAGTTGATGAATCTTCACACCATTTTACTTTGTAGAGAGGGCTGTCCTTAGTAGCATGTTCTTCTATAATGCCAATTTCATTCAGCATCATAGGATTACGTACATTTATAATTTTGACCTTATCTCCCACCTTGAACTTAGGCTGAGGCTTCTCTTCCTCGCAATACCGCTTCTTGAACTCGGCGAGGGTGAGATGTTTGGTCTTGTCTTCATTGTATTCATGCATGTTCCCATATTCCACATAGGAAGAAATATAATAGCAAGTAGTAACTTCATAGTTTTCCCACTCTAAATCCTCAATTAGAGAATTTCCACCACACCACTTGTACCCATTCTCATGCAGGATGGCAAGCAGCTCCTTGGCTTCGGCTTCGGTAGGTGTGTGGACTACGGTGTTGGAGGGGATTGGTTTCAGTCTCATAGGTCAAAAAGTGTTGGTTGTATTGTCACTTTGTTTTCTGGTTGGTTGGGAATCCATAATGTGCATCCGATGTGGTAGATACACGAACAAACAATGCTATTCCCTGCCTGTTTGTATAATTGCGTCTTTGGCATTTTCTTGACTTTAACCGTGCCGTTTTTCAATGTGGCCCTGATTTCGGCGTTCATAATCTTGTTGATGCTCTCCTCGGAGAAATCCATAAGACGCAGGGCTTCTTTGGGTGTCATCTTGCGGACTTTGATTCTTTGCGAGAAGTACTCAAGTAAATCCTCTTTGGTGGGATTCGGGTGGTATGTCAATGTCGGTTGCATATTGTTGTTTGTCATTATTAAGTTGGTCATAGGCCTTGTATCTATCGTGCCACAACATCCGTCAGCCCTCGGAGTAAGAAACACATACGGAACATTCGTGCATCCTTTGGTTTCTCGATTTTTGCCGCGTCAGTGCGGATATGGGTAAGAAAGCAGGGCAGACGTATGCCGTTGCGCTTCAACTCATCATAGTACGGAGTTGAATAAGCCTGGCTATAGTCCTTTGGCGGCTTCTTGGATTGCAGTGTTGACTCTTCCATCTGTTATCATTAACTTTATGTGGTCTGCCTTCGTCAATATCGTTGGAGCAATATTGGGGGGGTGAAAATATGAGCTTCGGATATTCCGCTCATCTTACGGCTGTCGTACGCTCGGATATGTCCATCGGGCATCAGTTTGAATCTTATGCTTTGCGCTCTATCCATATTGCAAAAGTGTTGTCGGCCCATGCGCTTGAATTGACGCAAGGTGATATTTTTTTATTAACACATCCTTTGAAATATCCATGAGCGGTTTGTATATCCAAATCTTACTCATTTCCTTATCTCAACTAATAGCGGCACGAATCCACCGCCCATACCCATAGCCGCAGTCAGTGCAGGGGCGCATCCTTTCGACCAATAGATTGCATGGCGCAGGTCGTAGTAGACACGGCCTTGGAGAAGGTTGCCGAGCTTGATTACTTTATTTCTGCTATCCATTGCCGTCTGTTTGACATCTGTACTGCGGTTACACATGAGAAATATGGGTTGATGTGGAACTTGCTTGTGTCATAGGAGCCGTCATCCGCATGGTTTGTGCGACCGAGGGCGTATCTGTGTTCCTGTTTTGTCAGCATATCACTAAGTATTTAGGTTCTCTATTGCCCCCACCCATATTGTCTATGCAGGGCGAAATTCCTTTGCCAAAATATACACGTCCGCGCTGTGGATTGGTAAACCTCTTATCGGTTTCAAGATTGGCTATCTGAATTACTTTATCCATCGGTTATCACTATGAATGCGGTCTGTCGGTATTTCGGGGGGGCGTTGAGAATGTTGTAGGCACAATGCACACCATCGTTGGCTCGGATGGTGCAACTAACGTCGCTGACGAGGTTGATTGCTATTTGCTTCATCTTGTCCGTTCGGTTATAAAATAGATGTTCGCCATGCCTGTCCTCGTGGTGATTGAACCGCATATTTTTGCGTTAATTGAACCGTTATAGCAGTCAATCCATGTGCCTGCGTTGCCTTTAATAAGTTCGCGCCAGTGTTTGCATATGGTTTCTTCTACTCGTTTGTCTACCTTATCAATCATATCTTATTGCTATTATTGCAGGATAATTCCAGACTTTGCCTTGACCCAGAAAGTATTGCAGTCTCGCTTTCGCAAACGCACTCGCTTGCAGTGTCGGGCATAGGCGGTCGGCGGTGAGATTGATTGGAATTTGCATTGTCGATTGCTATTATTCCGAAGTGGGGAATTTGGTTTGCTTCCAATATGTCTTTCCAACCAACCTTGTGGTAGTGGCTTGTGACACACGGAGAAATTGTCTTACCCCCCCCCATTGTCAGAGAGTTAAAGACTATCTGCTTCATTCTCCAATTCTCCATCTTTAGGAAAGCGACCATTGCGGTTATAGAAATCCCACTCGGCATGATAAAGTTTCTCCATCTCCTCGCGGACGTTGGGTTGGTCGAGTATGTCGGACAGCACTTTGCCGGTCACGCGGTCTTGACTGATGTAGTATTCCTCTCCAACATCTTCGGCTGGTTCCATATAATCCTCCACACATTTGGTCAAAGGGAAGCCTTTCGGGAAGTTGTAGGTCGGGTTGGGGTCTTGCTCAGGGCGGAGTATCGAGACCATGAAAACTCGCTCACGGTTCTGGGCGACACCGAAATCCTTACTGTTCATCACTGCGTAATAGTTGACATAACCCAAGTCCTCAATCTCCTTGCGGAGCTGCGCGAAGTCGGCGGCGAATTTCTTTTGCATCAATGCTTTGACATTTTCCATCAATGCCCATTTCGGACGCTTGATGCTTAAAGCCTTGATGCACTCCCATGCGAGAGAGGAGCGCGTGCCGCTGTCTGCACTCAGCCCGGCTTGTTTTCCGGCGTTGCTGATGTCCGTGCAAGGGAATGACCACGTGAACATATCAAAATGCGGCACCTGCGTCCAATCTATCTTTGTGATGTCACCGTAGTTGTGAACATCGCCATGCGCTGCTTTGTAGGAAATCTCAGCGTACTTGTCAATTTCGCTCATACCGACAAATTCAAAATGAACATCATCGGGAAAATCCTTTTGCAGACGACTCCAACCTTCATGCTGTGCCCCAATGCCGGCAAAAGCCTCGAATACTCTAATCTTTATCATATAGGTTGTATAATCACCGTCAACCGGAGCTGACGGTGCAGTAAGGTTAAGTAAGTCTTGCCGGATAAACCTCCATTATCGGGGTCTCGGAGAGCGAGATAATCTCGAAGTCGGCCATCGTGCCTTTCATCCCCTCGTTGAACTCCTCGATTGCGTTGGTAAAGTCGGGTGCGCCCACAAGAATCTGCGAGATTGTTCGCTTCTCTGTGGCTGTGCGCTCGTCGATGGTTATGAACGCCACCTTTACAAGCCAGTAGCGGTCTGCTCCGATGTTGAAGATTTCCGCGATTTTGGTTTTCTTTGCGGCTCGCACATCGAAGTCACCGCTCATGTGGGGTGTGCGTTCCTCGGTGGTTCTTGCCTCTGCCTCTGCAAATGAAAGCGCGTCCACAAGAAACTTCTCGGTTGTTTTCTTTACTGTGCCGTCCTCCTGTATCTTGTCATATCGGACGGATGTTTCAAAATATAGTGCCATGCTTTTTATATTTTAGCTTGTCATCTGTTGTCTCCATTCGAATCAATGACTCCGCGCTGTTTACGGTCGGCAAGTTTGGCGAGGTTCTCGCGGCATACATCCTCAAGCGACCACCCCATGACGGAACATAGTCCGGCAAGCTGCCACGCAATGTCACCGGCTTCCTTGCGCATATCGGTGATTTCCTGTGCGCTCATGGCGTCAGCACCACGTTCGGTGATGAATCTATTGCGGTCAATGAAGGCTTTGCCTTTGCGTATGGCCTTTGCCATCTTGGACGCGAACTCGCCAACTTCGCCGACAAGGTTGAGAAGCATGTAGCTCTCGTTTTGACAGCTGTCCATACACGTTTTCATGGCGAGGCACTGATATTCATTCAACGACAACCCCCTTTCTCCAGGAGACTCGCAGATTGCCGTGACGATGTAGTTCGGCTCATCTTCGCCCATATTTTCCCTTTGTAGCGGTTCGTGGTTCTCACCGTCATTGCCACTATGATTGCAGTGTACCTTGTCTCCTGCTTTAATATCCCAGTCGGTCATGTCTCTTTTGCTTAATTTGTTCATGTGGCAAAATAAGTGTAAATAAATGTAATATGCAAATGCATCTAATAATAACTATCAGATATGACAAGCCGGCAAAATCAAAGCTCAGGATGCTCGGTTTCAACCCTGAATTTCAATGTAAAAATCGTCTAAATTGTTAAATATCAGCGATGTATTTTAGTGTATAATGTACCATATATTATAATAACTTTTTCTTTTCGCTAATATGAATTTGTTCTATACCTTTTATAGACGCATATACTTTTTATGAAAACAACTACACTACTACACTAAATAAGATAAATAAAAGAAAATAAACATGTTATATAGTGTAGTATGTATACGTAACTTGCACTCGGACTACACTGTTTATACACTTAAATGTTAAACTTTCTTAAAAGTGTGTTTTCGTGATTTTTGATGAAAAAATTTTTATGGGTCGCACCCGCCGCTTTTCGGCTCGCCGGCTCCATACCCCCGACACCCCTTTGCAAGCTGTTTTACTACTATATACATCATATTATCAATATTTTATATGTGTGTGTTGTCCGTTACACAAGCATAAAATCATTTATCTGAAATATTCAATTGTTCCACGCGGTAAGTTATTGATAATCAACGCGTTATATACTTTATAAACGCGCATTTATAATCTATATTGTTCCACGAATATTAATAAATGTTAATAAATCCTACGAAATATAAATTGCCTGTTTTTGCCAAATTCAGCGAGTCTTAAAAAACTGGTTATTCTCGCTTTGTTCTGTTGGATGTGTTGGGAAAAATCCACATTCGCCGAAACGTTTTGGCCCTTAATTTTCGGGTGCTTGTTTCATGCCTCTAAATGTCTGAGAGTGGCAGAATTAGACTATTGCAAAACGCTTAAAAAAGCATTATCTTTGCAATGTAAAAAGGAAAGATATAAACCTATTTGGATCGGATGAACGAAAAGCCCCGCCGTTTGTCTGTCTCAGATTAAGCGGGGCACAAAGTTAATCATTTTACAAAGATAATCATTATGACAACAAATCCCAACATTAACACCGGTGTTAATTCATTTTCCACCATCAAAAAGGCCGTAAGCTTTATTTTCGACAACTCCAACACTGGAGAAGAAACAACTTTAAACGACTGCATTTGCTTTGGCATGGGTGTCTATGCTTATAAAGACGAATGCAAGCGGGCCGGAATTAACGTGAATAACGATTCATCAGCGTTTCACCACCTCAATGAAGACGAGTTAATAACGCTTCTTATATGGCTTCAGGACAACGACGGTTATTTATACGCCGCTTAAATTCTCAATGGTTGAGCTATCAGACCCAACCGGGCAAACCTCAAACACAATCACCAACCACAAAAACTTATCACGATGAACACAAATAACAACACAACCGACACCACCAACAACGTAACAACCGCGTACGAAGAAACCCACGCCGCCCGCTGCCTTCACATCTATCTGAACAATACGGCGGATATTTACGACCGTTACACCGTTCCGGCGATTGAGCAAACAGCCGCCGCGTTTAAGTACCGCAACGGCGCCAAGTACACCCCCGCCGAATATTGGGACGTACTGGAACGCGCCGCGAAAGACATGCACGCCGTAAAATCGGCACTCCAAGCCGCCGCCCGTCTGGTGAAGAAACACGACCACATGACACCCACCGCCGCCGATATTGAATTTGTTACGGCTGATTATGTGGCTTATATAATCGAGTGTGCACAATACGAAGTTGCGAACGTATGAAACGCAAAGCAATAACCGCCCTGGCGGTGTGTGGCATTATCGCCGCCGGGGTTATCTTCTGGCAATTGGTCGCCGCCTTCATGTGGTTGGCATATTACGCCGGGATACCTATGTAAAATTAATCACCCTCAAAAACTCACAGCATGAAAGAATTTGATATAATAGATTTCTTCACGGAGTCAGAAACGCCCTTTTACCTTTACGCGGTTATCGGGTTGGCAAGCTTTCACGGATACGTCGCAAGTTTTCAAATTGCGGACTTTATTGCAAGTGCCGCCGATTACGCCCGCCTTAACTACAACCAGGGAGACAAGATAATTGAGAAACGCCGTTAAAATCACCCCCGAACAGTAAAAAAACAAAAGTTTATGAACATCAGCAAGGACACAATTTGCAGGCTTCAAGGATTAGAATACAATCCCGTATCGCTTAATGACAACTGCGACGAAGTTTCGTTCGATCAAGGCACGGTTTTATATATTAATTACACAAGCCTGAAAGCTCCAAAGAAAAAGGAAATAACGGTTGATTGGATACTGTCTAAGCTAAATAAGAACTCCTTATTTGATGGTTTATCTGGACACTTAAAAAAAGTGTTAGGTAATAAGTCCGGCTTCTCCATATATGCAACTTCTTATGGAATAGGTGTGGAAGCGTTGCGCAACATGGAATCTAACGCAAAGGCCGTAACGGATTTGTTAAACAGTCTCGGAATAAGATTCAAAAATGAATTTTCCGAAAGTGGATGGGTATTCAGGTTTGTAGTAAGCAAGGACAAAGAAAACATGCGTTTAATTTCCGCGCTGTAAGCGCAATCATTAATCAATAAGATAGACAAAATGAAAAAGGCAATCGAATTATTTGCAGCAATTGTAACGCTTGATATAACGATGATTCCCGCGTGTTGGTACGCTGTCAAGCATTAACAACCCAATCCCGCGCCCGGTGTGGCAGTATTGCCCGGCCTTTGCGTGTGTTCGATTCATACGGCGGGAACAAATAAACTATAAAAACAAAAGAAAATGACAAGAAACGAATTGCAAGCAATGGCAGATGCCGCCCGGGCATGGGAGGTTAAGATGTACGGCAAAGACACTAAGAGCGACGCCGCGCATATGGTGTTAGAACTCATGGACACCGACACCCACGCAAACAACTATTGCGCCGCGTTGCGTGAAGTCCTGGCAGCATTCCCGGAAGTCAACCGTGAAGAACTTGAAAAAGAGTTAGACCGCTTTATTTAATTCACCCACAAGACACAACACCATGCAGACAATAACAAAGACAGTGACACGCGGAATTTATAACCGAGTTCCGACTAACAACTATATCGGCGGTGTGCAGCAATACCGCCACGAAAAGACAGGCGAAACAACAACGATATATAATATTGTCGTTGATGGAAACACGCTAACGATTAACGGCAATGTGTACCGCCTGGAGTATGCGCCTGAATACGCAATAAAGATAATGAAAACAAAGGTAAAAACATGTTACACGCCTGAACGATTTATAAAATCATTCTGCACTGACGCAAACGATCTAACGGCATGGATTGACAAAATTATTGCCAATTGCAAACCGATACAAACAGCCCGAAACATCAACCCACAAAACATACAGAACTATGTCGGTAATAATTATGATCCTTTGTGCGGCTGCTTAGCTCGGCCAGACATTGAAAGACGGCGGCAATGTGAAATGAAAGCACAGCCCCGTTAAATCCTCTCTCCCCGCCTTTCTCTTCTCAGATAATAAAGTATCACCCCAACAAAATAGAAGCGATGAAAGTAAACAAAAACAGAAAATACGCCGTAAACATCGATCTTCCCAACACTGAATATTGGGACGCGCAACACATAAAAAGTTGCATTGTTTCAAAAGTTCAGACTCTCGGCTCCCTAATATTGACAGCACACGCACAACTCCCACGGCGTGTAAATACACACCTGCACACCGCCGAAATGTTTTATTTTCAAGTTTGTGACATTGAAGCCTCCACGATTGGCCGCTATGTGTTCCGCAATGGCAAAGCAAAGAAGATAGCATAAGTATCAACCGAATAAAACAAACGCGAAAATGACACAGAAAGAATTTAACGACACAAAAACATGGTTAGAAAAGGTTACAAACCTTACATTCTCCGATGATGAGGCGATATTAGCCGCCGATGGTGTTGCGACCTTTGAAAACTCTATCGATGTAGACACACGCGCCGAAATAGCATTTAACAATGAGAATTGCGCCGTATATCTCTACGATAACAACGCCGAATGGGGCGTTATTGAGATTTGCAAACAAAGCCGATATAACGCACATCTATGTGCCGAAGTGTTTGCACACATAATCCACTACAACAGATAACCACCGCGCCCACGCGCTAAAACCGAAAGAAGATGAACGACAAAAAGAAAGACCGCATCACACGAGAATATTATATTACCTATTCTCCCGAATTGGTAAGGGAAGCACGACAATACGCGCTATCTAAAAGCGGAAACGATAACAACCCAAAGCACTAACCACCCCACGGCACAAAGAGAATGAAGATGAAATACAAGACAGTAAAATTAAACGAAAAGGAAATCGCCATGATTAAATATTTAGTAGGGTGTTCAGTTCTATGTTCTCATTTTTGAATCAAAAATCATGAGTGAATAGCCATAAGTTCCTGATATACATTAGTGATTCTGTGTAATAGAACAATGTTGAAAACATGGTAAAATTCAACTCAAAAATTAGCGACTTTGTTGAGGTCATTTTACTGATATATAAAATATTACGACTATAAAAAGAACATAAAAGTTGGAACATTCTACTGAACACCCTAAATATTTAGTTTCGTCAACATACGAAAATGAGTACACCCCGATGTCAGTGCGCAAATCCTTACTGAAGAAAGTTAACGAATAACCCATTCTCCCGGCCTCCGGCGAGCACGTGAGGGTCGGCACCTCAGCCGGGAACTAATAACTAAAAACAAATAACCATGTACAAAGTAACAGTAACAGCAGGCGGCACGACCGCCACAGCATCCAAACAATGCCGGACAAGGAGAGAAGCCGAGAGCATTAAAGCAAAGCTTCATACACTCCTGTTAATGCCCGTGAGCATTGACATAACGGCTATTGACAGCCACCGATGAACTATTTTTTAACCTATAAAACACAAGACTATGTTTTTCTTATTTTTGGCAATCGCTTTCGGATGGTTCGGCCAGCCCCTGAAGGACGGTGCAAACATCAAATAACAGCCCTATTGGCAGAGCGAACGGGATTTATTAACTTTAGGATTAAAATAAAAGACTATGGCAATCAATCTATACCTCCGAGTCAGCACACTTGACCAGTCATTTGACCAACAAATGCAAGACATAAAGGCTTATTTCAACGCCAATAGGCTGAATATTGATGATGTCGCAAACATTGTTGAGGAACATGTCAGCGGTGGCAAATCATACGAGGATCGCAAATTTCAGCAGCTACTCCACAAATGCAAATCTGGTGATTATATCTATGCCGCGTCCACTGACCGTTTGGGGCGAAACTTCATCGATATGATGAAACTCATGGAGGATGCAAAGAAACGAGGCGTTATAATAGTAGCCTGTAAACAAAATCTGTCACTCGATGATGATAACTCCATGGCTAAAATCGTTCTCGCTGTTACTGCTATCATGGACGAGGACGAGCGCAAACGCATCAAACATCGCACCGCCAACAAAAAAGCTTGGCAGCGCGAGCAGATAGCCAGACATGGTTATTTCATCATTGAGAATGGCCCTAACAAAGGAGAGAAATGCACCTATGTCGGCTCTCAGAGAGGACATGACACAAGCAAAGCGCGTGAGGCTTCAATATTGGCAAAGCAGGATATGGCGATTGCATGGCGAGAGCACTCCATGGCTGTTAAATTTACCATGCGTAAACGCGCTGAGGGGTGGACCCTGCAACGCATAGTAGATGAGCTTGGGCAGCTCTACGACGACAACCGCCCGAAGGATGATTCGACCCCGAACCCATACGGCACCCCTAAAGGCTGCAAACCCGGTTGCGGCACAGTGTCAAAGTGGCTCAGGGAAGCTAATCCACTCACACTTTGAGTTGCTAATTTGGTATAAACGGGAAATATTATTATATTCGCAGTCTGAAACATAACCACGAGCCAGAGCCACAGAGCCGATTCCTCGATCAGGAGGGACGGCTCTTTTTTATTCATAGGCAATGGCAGACAAATTGATATTCCCGATAGGATTTGACCTTGAGAGTGGGATAAAGGCCGCAGAGGGCAAAGCAGACAATCTATTGCGCCAACTTGAACATCGCATGAACCAGCATCCGCTTCAAGTTAAGGTTGAAATGGACGGCAGCAAGTTTGCGATGTTTAGTCGTCAGTTTTCAAACAATATTGATGGCATATCCAACAAGATTGCTCAGGCTAATCGGCTGTGGAATGAAATGCGCTTTGATGTCAAATTTGACGCAGGTGGGAATCTATCACGTAGAGCACAAGTTGTGTTTGACGCTTTCAAACAGCTTATTGGCGCATCTGAAACGATGGGGCAGCGTCTTAATCAGGTCAATCGTCAGTTGCAGCAATCGGAAGCCGAGACAACACGCCTGATCACCGTAGAATATGACAAGCGGAAGCGTCAGATTGACCAGCAGATAAGAGATAAGGAGCGTCAGGCTGCGGCAGAGGAGCGAGTGCGCCAGTCGCAGCTCAAAGGGGTAAATGTTGGATATGTAGATTTACAGAAGCAGACCGAGGCCGTGCGCAATCTCCGTTTGCAATACGAGGCCATACTGCCTATGCTTAATGCTATGGCGCAGAAACGTGTTAACATAAAGATTGGCATAGACAGACAGTTTGAGGCCGACATTAATCGTATAAATTCTGAGATAGCACGTTTGCGCCAGTCAAACCTGCAACTTGGAGCGAAAGGAGACACCAATGCCATTCAAGCCAACCTTGTCGCAATACGTCAACTTGAAGCGGAATTGCAACGTATCAGTCAGCAGAAAATTGACTTGCTGAACACAAACAAGATAAACGGTGACTTGGCACGTCTGCGCACAGAGATTGCATCCGTGTTCGGAGAGTTGCAGACAGCGGAGCGCAAACTTGCCTCCGACAATTCTCTCAACGCCGCTCTTGACGCACAGAGCCAAAAGGTGCTTAACCTCCATACTCAGATTCAGAAGCTCGACCAACAGATTGCACAGCTGAATGCACAGGGTAAGATGTATAATGCCGACGGCTCATTCTCCACTCAGGCGACAGCAGTGCTGCAACAGCGTATCGCTCTGACAAAAGAGTTGGAACAGGCGGCAGTGACAGGACAACAGGCGCAGATAAAACTTGAACAGCAACTTAGGGAGGAAAAACGTCGTACCGACCAAGAGGCAAAACAGGCGGCAAGAGAAGCCGAACAACAGGCAAAAGCAGAGGCAGCGGCACGGAAACAGGCCATTGAAGCTGCCAATGCCGAGAACAAAGCGCGGCAAGCAGCATATAATGTACGGCGCAAGCAGGGGCTTGAAACACAGCGCATACTGCAAAAGGAGGCAAAATCAATAGCCGACATAACCGCGCAGTTGCAGATTCAACAGCAGCGTCTTAACACTGCAAATGTAGGATCTGCTAAGTTCAACAAGATAGCCAAGGAAGTGAAACGTCTTACCGCCGAACTTGACAAGGCGAATCAGAAAATGCGTGAGCTTACCGGGCAGACTACTTCCGGAGCAAACAAACAAGCATCCGCAGTAAACAAGGTGTCGCAGGAGTTCAAGAAGCAGGACACATATGTGTCGCGTCTCATCAAGCGTCTTGCCGTCTATGCCGGATTCCAGCAAATATCAAGTTTCCTGACAAACGTGCGTCAGGTGACGGCAGAGTTTGAATTACAGCGTGTGTCACTCGGTGCGATTATCCGAGACCAGAACAAGGCGAACCAAATCTTCTCGCAAATCAAGCAGTTTGCCATCAAGTCACCTGTCAAGATACTTGACCTTACAAAATATACCAAGCAGGTAGCGGCATATCGTGTTGAGGCCGATGAACTGTTTGATACCACCAAGAGACTTGCTGATATATCGGTCGGTCTTGGTGTGGATATGTCGCGCATCGTTCTCGCATACGGGCAGGTCAAGGCTGCATCATACCTTCGCGCAGCCGAGGTGAGACAGTTTACCGAGGCTGGTATACCTATGCTCGAACTCGTAGCTGAGAAACTGACTAAGATGAATGGAGAGTTGGTCACAACCGAGCAAGCCATGGATACAATCTCAAAGAGAGGTGTCGGATTCGGGATTGTCAAGGAAATCTTTGAGGATATGACCAATGCCGGAGGTATGTTCTACAATATGCAGGAGAAGCAGGGCAATACCCTCTATGGTATGTGGGCGAAACTCGGTGATGCCGCATCGGTGATGTATGAGCAGATAGGCAATACGGGATGGGTCAATGATACCATGAAAGGTATGATTCAGTCTTTGTCCGAATTGATGCGAGAGTGGAAAGCATGGGCCAAAACAATAGCCGTGTCCGGAATTTCAATTGTTGCATATATAGCGTGGATGAAGTTGGCAGCGGTATCATCTACTCAGGTAGGCCTTCAAACTGCCAAATACAGGATGGAATTGCAACGTTTGCAAATGCAATATATGAATACATCCGGCACAGCAAGACTTTATACACTTTCACAAATTGGTGCTACAAGAGCGATGCAAATTGGGACAACTGCATCGATTGCTTTCTCCAAGGCATTGAAGATGATTAGCATGGTTTCGTTCGGTGCTATCGGTTTTGCTCTTATGTGGCTGACCGAGAAGTTGTTTTTTGTAAAATCTACTGCTGACGAAGTTAAAGAATCGCTTGATAAAATCAATGCCGAGACTTCGGTTGAGCAAGAAAAATCAGTGCGCAATTTCGAGCATCTTGCTAAAGTTGCCACTGATACAACTAAAGGATATAAAGAACGCAAAGATGCGCTTGACGAACTCCAACAAACTTATAGCAAAATACTGCCCCAAGAAGCCCTTGAATTGGAATATCTCGACAAATTGAAAGGTAATTACAATTCTTTGACAAATTCCATTCGTACATATATAGCGGAGCAACAGAGACGGAAAGGTCTTGATGAAATATCGAGCGTATATGGCACTAAGAAACTTGAATACCAAAGGTCTGCGTCGGACATATTCAAGAAAGCCGGTTGGAGCGAGCAGGAAATAGGCCGCTTTTGGGCAAAATTTTATGAAGCTGCAAAGAACCCGGCAAAAGGAATAACAGAGATTGTTAGAGAGTCTTTGGTATTTGCAGGAAGAGATGCAGAAAAAGATTTCGAAGGAATTTTCAGAAGATTGACAGAAAACTCTGGATTTGCGGGTCGCAATGGTTCTATGGCAAAATACTTCAAAGGCAGACTCGGTGGAAATCTGTGGAATGTTGATGATGTTGTCATGCTTCGCGACTTGATTCGGAGCGAAGAGAGTGACATCAAGGAATTGGAAACCACAACCAAATCAGCAGCGGCGGCAGCATCAAAGTTTGCCGAGGCTTGGGAGAACGCGTCCAAGAAAATAGCTAATGCCAAATTGACTGGACCAAACGGCAAAGCGGTAGATAGAGACTCTTTCCTCGGCTCTCAGATGTTGAAAAATTTCGAAATCAAAGAGCTTGCAGGTATTCTTCAAGACGGTTTTTCGGAAGCAAGTTTGGCATGGGACTCAGGTTTTGGCAATCTTATCAACAAGATAGATGCGTCGAAGCCAGAGCTTATTAGCACGCTTGATTTTGAGGCTATAATCAATACAATTAAAGAAAAGCTGAACGACACCAGTCTTGAAGAATCCCAAAGAAACCTTTTGGAAAATCTTTTAACCACAGCTCAGCAAGCCCAACAGAAATATTGGGGATTAGTGCCTAAAGATGTAATCGTGCAAACCACACAAAACCGCTTGACTCAGATTGTGCGTGCAGCCAAACTGTGTATGGATGATTATGTCAAATATCAAATGAAGACAGGTCAGACGTTAGAAGATTATCGAAAAGACTTGAAAGGGAATATTGATAATCTTAAAAATGAGGTTAAAGGGTATTTGTATGCCCTTAAACAAGTACTTGCAGGAGAGGCGGTATATGCTGGCCAGCTGGGCTATGGAATGACGAAGGCGCAGATTGAAGCCAAGGTTAAAAATCTACAAGATGCTCAAAAGGTCTTAGAAACCCTATATGGAGAATTGCCCAACTTCGACAAACAGAAGTCCAAATCGGGTGGCACCAAGTCCGACCCGCGCCTCCAAAACCTCAAAGAGGAAATATCACTCACGAAGAAACTCTATGACGAATACCACAAACTTGAAAAGCAGATTGGAGCGACTAAGGCAGCGGAGAAGATTCAGCAGATATATACCAACACCATAAAGACGCTTCAAGAGCGGGCAGGTAATTATGGCTTTAAGTTTGAGTTGCCGTTCACTGACGAGAACCTGAAAGCGAACATGCAGCACTTCATTGATAAGATGAAAGAGTTGCAGAAACTTAAAGATAAAAAGGGCAAACCGTTGTTCCCCAACATCGGAAAGGAGATTGACGAGGCCGTTGCTCAGTTGGAGGATGTAGACTTCAATTCCCTGCAAAAGCAGTTGGAGAAGAAGTTGAAAGACCTTGCCGACCGCATATCGCGCACCAAGACCGCCAAGGAGTTCTATGATAAAATACTCGGGCAGACCGGGGATATTGAGCTGGCTGCACATGTGACGTTCTCAATCTATGGAGAGTATGGCAAGGGGTTGGAGAAGCAGATGGCAGACCAAGTTCGGCAGATGGTTGGAGATACTGTTGTAAAACTACCAGACGGCATTATCGGTCTTGACGATAGAATTGATTACAAGGCTCTTCGCAAATTCGCAAGAGAGAATGAGAAAGAGCTTGGTGGTATGTATGACAAGTTAATAAAGATTGCCGATGATGGAGAGAAAGAACTCGCCAAGATTATGGATCAAGGTGCAAAACTGCTGCTTTCTTACGACGAGATAGCACAGAAACGTGTAGATATTGAGCAAGATGCAAGCGACAAGATACGAAAACTGCGAGAAGCAGAACTTGTTTATCTTGCATCAAATGCCACGGAAGCCCAAAAGTCGGCATTCTCATCCAGAACCAATAATGCCATTGATGGTATCGTTGCAGACAAAGAATTGCAGTTATTAAGGTTGCAAAGTCAGTATATGCGTTTCTTCTCCGCTATACATTCAATGAGCCATAAAGAAGCCGCAGATATGCGCAAGCAAATTCGCGATGCAATACAAAAAGCCTTCCGCGATGGCAAAATGAGCGTTGATGAGTTTAAGCGTGAACTAAAAGCAGTTGACGAGGCTTTTGATAAACTGGATAGAGACCAAGGTGCTGTAATGGACTATCTTGGCGGAGGCTTTGATGGATTATTGGAGCGTTTAAGGTCTACAGCAGACGAAGTTGCGCATGTCGGTGCGGAACTGACAAAACTTGGAAAGAATGGAGAGACTGTTAACCAACTCGGTAAAATTTTCGGGGCAGATGGTAAAGAAATAGGGCAGTTGGATAGCGGACAACTCAAATTTATAAATGATATTCTAAGTAAATTCGGCAACAGCTCTACAGGTGGTAATTTTGCATCATTAGTTAGCAATTTCAATGGCAATCTCGAAAACATGGGGTCGGCCATGGGCGAAGTTGGAGCGGGCATGGAAGGAATGGCCGGCGGTGCGATGGATGCAATTGCAATGGTAGACACCATAATCAAGATGGTAGACTCTACAATCAAGGGAATTGCTCAGATTCGTGACCAACTTAATTCCATGCGTTCAGAGGAGAATCAATTGAACAAAGGAGGATGGGCTGCATTCGAGTACTTGGAAAATTTCAATGATTACGCAGCAAGTGGGTGGAATAAACTCAAAAGAGGGGACTTTGTAGGTGCTACATTCGATACAATTTCATCAATAATAAGTATCTTCCAAACTGCGCAAACTCAGAAAATTAGAAGACTCGATAAGGAAATTGAGCGACAGGCAGACCTTATTGACAATCTTGCTTATGCTTATAGCCGCCTCGAAAAGGCAGCCGACAAGGCTTTCGGCAAAGACTACACCTCAAACATCCGCCAGCAGAAAGAGACTCTCGAAGCGGAGATTGAGGCCCGCAAGAAACAGCTTGCCGCAGAGAAAAGCAAGGGCAAGAAAGCCGACAAGAATAAAAAGAAAGAATATCAGGAGGCGATACGCGACTTGGGCGACCAGCTCGCCGAGCTTGAAGGCAAAGTGGCGGAGCAGATGTTTGGCACAGACCTCACCTCGGCAGCACGAGACTTCGCTAAGGCTTGGCTCGACGCATACAAGGAGTTCGGCAGCACGGCAGACGCTATGAGCGAGAAGTTCCACGAGATGATAGAGAACATGGTCGTGGAGTCACTTCTGGCAAAGGTGATGGAGAATGCCCTGCGTCCGGCTTTCAAGATGATAGATGAATATGAGGGTGACTTTTCCAACCCCTCGTTCTGGCAGGAAGTGACAAAGCTCGCCAAGGAGGGAGCTGACAATGCCAACAACGGCGCGAGAGTGATGATGCAGTTCCTCGAACAGGCGGGCATGAACATCCGCGAGTTGGGTGGCGACTTGACGGGAATATCCAAGGAGGTGGCATCCGCATCCTCTGAAGAGATAAACGCCAACACAGCCGCACTCAACGTGCAGAACTACTACGCATCCCACTTGCCACTGATAAGCCAGAACGTCATGGCGATACGCACGCTTGTGGAGCAGGGGAATGCCCTCATGATTTCACGTCCGGCAGTTGACGTGACGGCACTGTGGAACCAGCATCTCGAATTGCAGCAAGGCATATACCGTCACACTGCACAGACAGTGGATGAATGCCGGGCCATTGTGTCGTACTGTTCGAATATTGCAGACACACTGAGCCGCGTGGTGATACCGAATGGTGCAACTACGGCCAGAGCCTCGATAAAGGTGAGAATGTAACAAAAAGAATTGCTGATTTGCAATATTTTCGTTAAATTTGCCAAACTTAAAGAGCCGCAGAGCCGACAACCATCACGCAAGTGGGGTTGTCGGCTCTGCTTTCATTTTATAGCGACTGTCATGACCAAGATAAACTACCGCTCCGACTTCGACTTCATACTCCATCTGCGCACGGCCAACGGGCAGGAGGCGGGATGGCCCGATTATGATTGGCGTGCCAGGATTTACACGTCCCAGAAGGTAAATGCCGTTATCGTATCTAACATCGGTGGAGAACTGACCAACTGCTTCAACGACAACGGCAGCATCCACGCGGTGATAAATAATCACCGACTGACACCGGGGGTGCTGCATATAGAGTTCGAGGCATTGATACCCAACGGTCTATATCCCGATGGAGACGAAAAGGTTGTTGTCCCCGAAGACCTCGACATAGAATTGGTGCGCCAAGCCTCAGATTGCCCCACCGACATCGAAATCACCCTTATTCTCCCATACGTCTTGGCTTCTGCCTATGATTTGGCTTCGGCCAACGGCTATGAAGGAACACAAGAGGAATACAACACGGCTCTGACCGAA